CCTGGGCTACAGGGGCGGCGTAGAGCTTCGTGCCCGGCTGCATGTCTTGCAGGTCGCGATGGAAATCAAGGCTGTTCCAGTCTTCACCCGGCACCTTCGCAACGGTCGCCACCGGCTCCTGCCTCTCCAGCTCTGCGACCCTGGCCAGGGCGTCGTCGCGCTGTTGCTCATGCTCATTCAGCAGCAGTTCCCACTCCGCCTCGTAGCTGCGGAGCATTGCGATTTCCGCCCGCAACGCCCCGACGATTCGCTCATGCTGGGAGACGGTCATCAACTCGTCCTCGCTCACCTCGCAGCCGCGCTCACGCCAGTGGGCAGCTTGATCTTCCGCGTTCTGCTTGTAGTAGTTCAGTGCGTAGTGGGGATGCTGGTGCTTTGTATGTCGCCCGATAGTCCGGTACGCCACAACTTCCGGCCGCTCCGCCTGCTTGGCCTGCGCCTGGGCGGAGAGGTGTGGTGCGAACTCTTCAAGGCTGCTGCAACCGTCCGGCGAGTGATGGCCCCCAGTCATCGGCATGCCGCAGAGGCATCCGATCACCGGAGCGCCCTCTGCCTGCGAACGGGACAGCAGAGGCACGCGACGCTCGCGCACGATGGCGGATACCTGTCCTACCAGATCGCAGAGGCTCGCCTGCTTGGCGGCGCCCTCCTCTCCGTTCAGCAGCACGTCCAACTCGCGCACCAGACGACGGTGATCGGCCAGGACTTCCTCGTAGTCGTCGGCGGTGGGCTGCTCGGCCTGCAATGGGGAGGGTTGCGCTTTGCAGGCCGGGCAATCCTTCACGCACTTCACCGGGCCGTTTTCGTAGGGAATGCCACCTTCTGAGCAGGTAATCTCGCCGTCATCGATAAGCCCGGTACCGTTGCAGGTCGCGCACTTCGGGGAGGGTTGCGCCAGGGCGGCGCGGGCCTGCTCCGGGGTTACGAACCAGCCACTGCCGTCGCATTCGCGGCAGACTTCTCCGACATAACCGTCGCCTGAGCCGTCACATTCGGAACATGCGTAACCGGCTGCCGGATCGGTTTCATATCCGCAGGCGCAAAGGTCGCCGGGCATCAGATCGCCTTCGCCGCAATCAGGGCATTTGGTGGCACGGGGCTTTCCATCAACTGCACGTTCATCCCCGCCTGCCTGCTCTACCGGGTCCGGACGCATAGGGCAATCTCTTCCGCACAGATCTCCTGGCTTCAGTTCCCACCCCTGACTAGCAGCAGCTTCCGCAAGGCATTCCGACGAGTGATCGCCAGTTGTTGTTCCGCAGTTGGTGCCTTGGCAACTGGCAGGCTCTGCCTGCTCTACCGGTGCCTTGTTCAGTTCCTTGCTCACAATCCCTTCTCCTGCCGCTCAATAGCGGCGATGAATTCGACAATCTCTGTGCTGAGGTCCATGGCGCCAATGCTGTTGTGGACCCCGACGTATTTGTTGGCCTTCTTGAGCAGGAGCATTGCGGTTGGAAGAAGTCCAGAACCGCACTTGCCCTTGCACAAGGCGTCGATCTTCCGCATCTCGGCTGATTCGCAGAGTCCGCTATTCATGCTGCTACCCTCGGGGCTATGCCCATGTCTCTGTCGTGATGCCCTGCTAGCCAAAGCGACCGCTCATAGAGCATGTGCAGTCCGTATGGGCAGGCCTGAAGACGCTCGCCGCGATCCCGGGCTTCTATGCCCTCGCGGTATTCGTCTGTCGATTCGGGGAACTCAAGCTGCTGCTTTTTCATCTTGCGTCCCATGCTTCTTGGCAGCCTTCTCGATGGCGACGCATGCCTTGCATCGGGTGCAGATTCCAGCGTGCGAGTCCTTCTTCGCGTGATACTCAGTAACTGGTTTCGTCTCACGACAGGCTGAGCAGCGCTTGACCATCACGCCTTCGATCTTTGCGATCTGCCCGTGGTCTAGCTTCCACTGCTCGTCTCGGATTACTTTGAATCGTTGGCGGCAGTCTTTTCGCTCCGGTGCGCGGATCTTGTCCGCCCGCTTGTCTCGCCCGAAGTAGTTCGAAAGGAGGCGCTGGAGCACGTAATCCCGGATACCAAGCGCGTCGGCGGCTCCCTTGCGGTCCGGGCAGCAATCGAGCAGGACATCCAGAGCAGCAACAAAAGGTTCGTCCTTGATCTCCTGCGCGGTTTGCTTGCCCATAGAGCGGATACGTCCGTTGAACATTGCTGGAGCCGAGTCGCCGGATACTCCTACCGGGATTTCCTTAATTGCCCCTTCCGACGACATGAACTCCGAAACCAGTCGGTCGATATCCTCATGCGTCATGCTGTGCGGGACTGCTACCGGCTTCAGCCAAGCATCTGCCGGGATATAGATTTCAACGGGTGCAAGATCGGTGTTCATGGCTTTCTCCGGGCAAAAGAAAAGGCCCTCAACAGGGCCTTTAATTTCGCGTAACTTGTTGATTTAGAACGGGATATCGTCGTCGAAGCTGTCGTAATCCTGCGCAACCTGTGGGCGCTGCTGCGGTGCCTGCTGAGACGGCCTGCTCTGAGCCGACTGGTCATTTACAGGCTTTCCGCCAAGCATCTGCATCTGTCCGTGCATGTCGACGATTACCTCGGTGGTGTATCGGTCCTGGCCGTCCTGAGCCTGCCACTTGCGAGTTCTGAGAGAGCCCTCGACGTACAATTGCTGGCCCTTCTTTACGTGTTGTCCAGCGATCTCTGCGAGCTTCCCGAAGAACACCACGCGGTGCCATTCGGTGCGCTCCTGTTGCTGGCCGGTCTGCTTGTCCTTCCAGCTCTCGCTGGTGGCGAGGGTGATGTTGGTCACCGCATTGCCGTTGGGCATGTAGCGGGTTTCCGGGTCACCACCGACGTTACCAACCAGAATGACTTTGTTAACACCTCTCATGCTGCTTTCCTCATGCGCTCTCGCATCTGATGTTCAAGCTCTGCCAACTCTTCCAGGAACGCTTTAACTTCGGACTCCATCTCGCGAATGCGTTCCTCGTCGCGGTGGTAGCGGAAGCACACGTACTGCAATTCATCAGGCAGACGGTCGTCGAAGCTCACGAAGTCGACCCACTCGCGGCCGCTGCATGACATTTGGGCGAGCATCTGCCACTCGTACTGTGGGTCGTGCTTGCCCGACTGCATCGTGTAGATGTGGGTTGCGGTAGACGGGCATTTAATCTCGACGAGCCCATGCTCCCCCGCGAGGCCATCTGGCGACGCGCCAAATCCATCGATTCGCGGATGGATGATCAGGCCTGTTTCGATCGTCATTACGCCTGCATTGAACTCGTAGGCCGAGCGAGCAATCGGCTCCAGGTCGGTACCACGCTGCATTGCGGCGCTGGTGAATCCTTCCTCGCGCTTGCCGGTCAGGCGCTCGCACAGGAGCTGCATCATGTAGTTCTGGCGGGTAGCAGAAGGGGCGCCACTGCGCCCCTTTGCCATCACATCCTTGACCTTGCTGGCCGTCACCCGCCCCAGGCGCTGTGCGAACCATTCATCACTACGCTGCTCGATCATCGCCGGTCTCCTCGAATTCAACGTCGATAGGTGCCTCCAGCAGTTCTTTCTTCCGCTGGTCCTTGGCCGCCGTAAGCTGGTCGCGCGCGCCCTTTGTCTTGTAGGCTTTCCAGGCATTGCTGAATGCTGACTGCAAGTCTTCCATTGTTGGGGAGTCCTTGATGAGGCAGACCGCCTCGCTGACGTCCTCGTACTGTTCTGCGGGAGTGACGTCTCGTTCAACGATCCGCTCGGCCTCGTCCTGGTCGTATATACCGGCGAACCCGAACGCGAGGCGTGCGCACTGGATCATTGCCTTGTGGCGAAGCATCCGGCGCGGATGGGACTGCCAAGGCTGGGTGTTCCGCTTGCACTCGGCCATGTACTCAGTCGCGCTGATGGCATGGCTGCGGTCCTTACGATAGATCTTGCAGGTGCATTCGGTTCCCTGCTGGTCCATTGAGAATTCCATGCCATCGAACTGTGGGTTCTCGTTGATGATCCGAGCCCAGCCATCCACACCAACAACCGGCACGATGCCGTTGTTCTTTTCGGGGAATGCGTACAACTCCTTGGTGAAGGGGTTCAGTTTGTACTGGTCTGCCACGATCAGCAGGGCGACCATCTGCGAATCATTGACCTGGCCCTTGAAACAGGTCTGCTTGAGCGTGTTCGCCACTTCTTCAGGCGTTGTACCCATCTCGTAGCGCGTGGCGAACTTCGTCAGGAGCGGTGTTAGTGCAGTTCCCATGTGAACCTCAATAGTTGATCGTGATGTGAGGAACCTTGCGCTGAGCGATCAGGGTGATCGCCTGCTTGGCGCATTCCTCGGGCATGCCACCGGCGATAAGAGCCGCCAGCGCTTCGTTGTTGATGGCTTTCTTGTGCGCCTTGTCGGCTTCGCGTGCAGCAGCCTCGCGTTCGATGCGGGCCTGCTCATCGGCCTGCCGTTTGCGTTCTGCCGCTGCGGCTTCTTCAGCGCGACGTTGCGCATCACGCTCTGCTTGTTCTGCGCGCTGCTTGGCTTCAATGGCTTCGCGTTCGGCGCGCTCGGCGGCAAGCTTAAGTTCAAGTTCGCGGCGCTCTGCTGCGGCCTGTGCTTCGGCTTCACGGCGTACTGCGGCGTCGCGTTCTGCCTGGGCCTTGGCCTCTTCCTGACGCCGTGCCTGCTCTGCTGCTTCGCGGGCAATGCGCTCCTCGCGCTCTTTCTGCTCGCGTGCTGCTGCTTCGGCGCGCAGGCGTTCCAGTTCGGCCTGCTCGGCTTCGAACTTCTCACGGGCAACCAGGGCTTCTCGGAGAGCGATCAAAGCCTTATCTTTGGCGCGAGCAGCCTCTGCCTCGAACTCTTCCCAGGCTTCACTTATGGCCAGGCCTTCCAACCAAGCGATGTTGGCTTTGAGTTCATTAGAGTCAAGATCGCGGCATTCCAGGCGAAGGTTTATCTTGTCGATCTCGCCCTGATGACGCGCAACCCGCGCCGCTTCAGCCTCTTCCCACTCGGTCAACGGACTGCGCACTTCGGCCTGCCAGGAATCCAACAGATCGCGCATCCGCTTACGCTCGGCATCGATCTTCTTCGGAACTTCCTTCAGCTCAGCGACCAGTTCTTTGCCGACGTTGTCCAGCGCCGTCTTGGAGCGGGCTACTTTGTAGGCAATGGATGCGATAGCCTCTCGGCCCTTGCGAGTGGTCACATCCGGCACGAAGCCGTCGATCTCTTCGCGAATCTTGGCCAGGAAAGGATCCAGGCCATTGGCTGCCGAGTAGACTTTCAGAGCGGTTTCTTTGGCTGGTACTTCGACCAGTTGGTTTTCTGCGGACATGAATGATCCTCGCCGCGCATGCGCAGCCAGTGAAGGGAGGGGTTAATCCAGGCGTATGGTCGAGTTCTTGAAGATAATTCCAGAGCAGACGGTGCCTGATACCGACTGGCCGGTTGGGCCTTTAGCGACGAATCCAGTCGACTTGACGTCCTCTTGGCCACATGAAAACCAGCTGTATCCGGTGAATCGGATGTGGCTGTAACCTGCGCCTTCAAGCGCTCGGCGTGCTGTTGATTCATCGGTGCAGCCGGCGAGCAGGAATAGGCCGGCAATGAAGATCATTGCTCGCATGATGTTCTCCAAGTAGAAGGTGAAAGGCGCTTACGGCGCCACTCGGCAGCGTCACCCCCGCGGGATGAATAGCGTTGCGCTAGAAGCCGCAGTTATCCGGATTACCGGCCTGCTGCGGACAGGTGCGTAGATTCTGCGGTGATGATCCCGCCCCATATCGGGCCGGCTGCCAGGATGAATAGGTACAGCAGTCCGCCGAAGAGGCTGCCTAGCCAGATTGCTGTGCGTCTGGTGTTCATAGCCCCGCTACCTCAACAAACGCCACTGCGAAGGCCAGGATGCTGCCCAAGAAAAACGACCGCGAAGAACGTTGTCTTGGCGGCCTTGGTCAGGTCGATGGTGATGGTCATGGCGTGCTCTCCATTGCTTCATCAACAGCTTTGTCTACGGCCTTCCCGAAAAGCCAGTTAGACACCTGATCGCCACAGTCATCGGTAAGCGACACCATCGGATAGACCCCGTCTGCGTCCGCCGACTTGTCCCGCAACCACCGATAGCGCTTAGCATCAGCCTCAGCAGCGCGCAGGCGAGCGATCAGGCCAAGTATCTCCTCTGCTGGAGTGTTGATATTTACATCCGTCAACACTGGCTCGTTACAGCAGACTTCCTCGCGCGCGCTCATGTATTCGGCCCCGGATTTGAAATTGCCACAACAGACGAATGCCCTCTTGTGGCAGTACTCTTCCAACTCCGCCAATTGCTCATCACTGATCGATTGCACGATAGGGGTTGTCATTTCCCTTCCTCCTGGCGGCGGTAGCCGGCGTCAAATAGCGCGTAAAGCGTAGGGTACTGATATGGAACTCCTTGAATTGACATAGCCATATCACCGACTGCCTTCTCCCGCTCCTCGGCGGCGCTCTGCTCGGGAGTGCGGAGCGGACGGAAAGTCGGGAGAATTCCGAAGTTCAGAACAGCATATGACCCGTACTGCCCCTTGCTTTCGCCTTCGCACCAGCGGAACACGACGCGGTCCTCGTCGTGAGCGAGGATCTTGGCCCGATAGTACGCAACATCCGTGCTGTCCCAGATGACCTCGGCCTCGATGCCTACCGGCGGCAGGCCCTGCCCGTCCCAGGCCTCTTGCGGTCTAGCCTCGAATGTCGCCTCACGCTCTGCGGATACAAAACAATCTGCCCACACTCCGGCCCACACTTCGCTTCCTTCGAGCCAATAGGACCATTCATTCCCGACCTTTTTCATCCAGCCTTCGCCGAATACTATCCCCCTCGGCTCCCAATGAGTCGCACCCTCCGGTGCCGTGTTCCAGTCAATGCTCATATGCGTCTCTCCCTAACCAGTCGTTCAGCGTTCTCGATAAGCGTTGCTTCGAATGCGCGGAACCAGATGCGTTGTGCGAGTTCCAAATCGCCTCGGCGCACTGCAAGCAGTAGCTGAGTCATCGGGCACTCTTTGCTGTCGACCTCTGCAAGCCACTCCGGGACGAATCCGGCGAATCCGTAGACCGTAAACTCAGGGCCGATAAAGGGCCTTTCTTTCCGATCATGGAACGGCACGCAATCACCGTCCTCGCAGTTCAACAGCTTGCCGACTTGCTCAGTGACATACTCGCGGTCGCCGTCATCGTCGGGCGGTAGCGCGTTGTCCCAGCGTTCCTGGGCGTATTTCAATGCGGTATTCATGTCTCATCTCGCGTTCGCGTGCATGCTGCGGATGGCGGTCATGGCTTGATCCTCGGAAGTTCACGGCCTCGGATCAGATCATTTAGGTGGCCCAGGTATTTTCTCGCTTCGCGCTCGTAGTGATCCTGCAAACTGCGAAGCGCTCGGGCAAGCGTCTGATCTGCCGTGGCGTGCAGCCAAGGAGCCCGTGTGCCAAATCCTGCGCTTTTCACCTCATAGCGAGGCTTCCCCGAACTGGCGTAGTTGTCGCGGCGCTCCACACGTAGCGTCGAGAGACGGTTGAGGCCGCTTGTTTGGATGCCTGTGGCCACCAGCATGGTTTCGCTGCAGCGGCTGGAGTTAACGGTCCATGCATAGCCGGGCATGATCTTGACCAGCTCGTCCCGGAATTCGGATTGCTTCATATCTCTGACCTCTAGGTCGCGTGCATGCGGCTGCGCCCTAAGAGTCGTAGGCCTCGTCATAAGCCCCGCTCCCGAAGACGATTCGTTCAGGGCGCATGCGCATACAGGCGAAAAAATGCCCGGACTTGCCGGGCTAAGAGGGGTAGGGTGGGGATGGCCGGACTCTCACCTGCGGCTTAATTGGTCACTGCCAATAAGCTATTACCGCTATTCGCATGCGATACTCATCCCCATTGAAGGGTGGCGTCCTTGCCGGTCAGTCGGCTGTGAAAGTTGGTGTATCGAACCAGGCCTTAACCTTCGCCATATATTGGTGTCGGCATTTCTGATAGCTCGCCAGCTCCCAGCAGCAAGCCTGATTCAGTCGGCCAACACGATATGTGCCATCTTCCAGTTGGATCGGGACGTCTCTGTATTTTTCAGGCAGCCTATCGCTGCACTTGATCCACTCACTCATCTCTCACCTCACCAATACATAGTCAGAAACAGAACCACGAACAGCGCTGCGAACTCAAAAAGGGTTGGCATGGATTCTTCTCCTTGGGGGGAATGTTTTTGTCAGCGCTCGATCCACCGAGAAGCCCCTGCGCAGCAGGGTATTGGCGATACCTACGCGGTCTTTGTGGGAGTGGCTGGCTTGTCTGAATAGGCCGAGATAACTATTGGCGAGCGTTCGAAGTTCTTCATCAGGCGCCGCGGCGATTCGGCGACTGGCTTCTGCGACAGTTCGCTTACGGGTAGTCCGTCTCCATGGCTTGATCACGTGCCCGACGAAGTCGACACCGCGATCAACTGGCTGAAGGATCGTCTTCGCTGGGTTCAGCTTGGCGCCAAGCCCAGGAAGGAACGCTTCAACCTCGGCCAGCCATGCATTCAGCTGCTTCGGTGACTCGTGCAGGAAGAGAAAATCATCCACATAGCGGATGTAGTGTTTGGCGCGCAGCCTGTGCTTAGCGAACTGGTCCAGGTCGTTCAGGTAGATGTTCGCGAAGAACTGGCTGCTCAGGTTGCCTATCGGCAGCCCAAGGTGGGCAGCTTGCGCGGTCAAACGCTTGTGCTGGGGCACTTTGTTCAAGATGCTACTTGGGCTGCGAACCTCAAAGTCGGTACGCGGATCGTGCCAGAGAATCTGGAGCGCCAGGTTCCGCCACCAGGGATCGACAATAAGGCGTTTCAGTTGGCCGGAAAGAACCCGCTTGTCGATGGTGACGAAGAAGTTCGCCAGATCGCATTTCAGGTAGTGAGCCTGGCGGCTCCAGTTCTGCGTCACGCTCCGAACCTTGCTTTCCAGCCGCTCGGCGGCGTACAGGGTTCCTCGGCTTGGGATGCAAGCGCAGCTGTCGGCAATGAATTGCGCTTCGATGCCGGAGCCGGCGTGGTTGTACAGAAGGTGGTGGACGATGCGATCCCGAAAGTCCGCCGCCCACACTTCTCTGTGCTTCGGCCTGGTGACGACGAAGCAGATTGATCGCCCGGGAGTGTAACTTCCATCCTGAAGTTCCTCGTAAAGGTCCAGCAGGTTTTCCTCTAGACGCTCTGCGAACTTCATCGCGCTGGCAGTGTTCCTCTTGTGCCGGCGACAGTCGTAGTAGGCCTTTACCAAATCTTCGAAAGGGAACATCGCAACACCTGATTCTGCGGACGGGGCGGACACGGAAGTCGTTGTTCTTGTCGTTGTTGTTCGTGTCGCCGTCGTTGAAGTTCGTGTTGAAGGCGTTGTTGGCGGAGTACTGCGACCTGTCTTGCTATCTACATCGCCCAGCCGATTTCTCAGCCGAGAGACTGCGCCGGACCTATTCAGTCGTTCCTGATGGTTTCCGTTATGCGCGTGGCGGTGCCAGAGAGGGCAGCGGCAAGACCAGATTCAGCGCGCAGGGATGAAGGCCTTAGCCCTCACCCAACGGGCGCGGTTGCGAACTTTCCTTTCCAGGCGTTTGCCTGTTTGCCTATAGAGGCAGTGAGTTGCATCGCGGAGGCGTGTTGCTTGAGGCTGATTAGCCTTTGGTTGGCCAGAGCGCGGAGCAGGTAGTTCACCATCCAGATGCTTTCGAGCAACTGATTCAGGTGCTCCAGCTTGTTCCGCGCCATATTGGCGCGACCGATGAGCACCAGAATTTGAAGCGCTTCATCGCGAAGCTTCGAGCCGATGACCTGCTTCAGATCGCGAGGGATATTGCGCACCAAGCTAAGAGTAAGGCCGAGCAACTCTTCGGCGGTCTTGTGGATCTGCAACTCGGTGTGCATGGCCATCCCGGCCTCCTATGATCAGTCCTGTTCGAATGAATAAATTAGCGAAGCAATCTGCGGACGGGGCGGACACGGAAGACGCCGTTCTTGCCGCCGTCGTACGTGTCGCCGTCGTGGAAGAGCGTGTAGAAGGCGTAGGTGGCGGAGTACTGCGTGCTGCTCCAGTGCCATCCTTCTGCGAAGACCTCAGAGACGTTTGCCCAGGCGAGCATCAGTTCAGCCTGGGCCGGGAGATAGAAGTCGTTATGGCCACTGATGGTGACGCTGGCTGCGAACTCCGCCGCAGGGTGCCCGCCTTCCTCGACGAGAGCCTTGGTGTTGGCAAGACCATCCCACTTACTGGTCGCTGAGGATTTGCTTCCGTAACCGCCCCACTGAAGCTCACCATCACTTTCTGCGGAGGCGACGATCAGGTGGTAGTCAGGGTGCCCGTCATGACCGCGCATGAGGCCAGCATAGATACCGCCCTGGCCGGGCCATTCCGCGCCAATGGCGGGGATTCCATCAACTTGAGCCAAGGATGCATCCCCGGCCTCTTCGCTGATCATCTGGAGAACCACTGCGGCAAACTGCGGGTTGTCGGTTGTAAGGCTTGTGCTTCCTGCATTAACGGTGATGGTGGTCATGGTGGCTCCTAAAGAAAAGGGCAGGCGGCCGGCGCTTCCCGGCAGGCTTCTGGTCTGACTCGTCGGTGGGTTACGGTCCCGCGAATCGCCTGCGGCGAAATGGATTGAATTAGAGAATTACTGAAGGATGAGAATCTTGCGGACGGGGCGGACACGGAAGACGTCGTACTTGCCGTGGTAGCGCGTGACGCCGACGCTGAAGCCCGTGCTGAAGGCGCCGTTGGCGGAGGACTGCGAACTCGACCAATACCAGCGACCCGCAAAACCGGACAGCTCGCCTGCTTGCTTGGCGGAGAACAGAAGAGCCAGTTCCAGAACAGAAGGAATGAATACGCCTTCTCCGATCTCAAGAGCTTGCTTGGCAGTCGGGCTGCCAGCTACAGCCATGGCGACCGTGTTCGAAGCTCCATCTCGGTAGCTGACGGCGCCATCCACGCTCTGGCCATACTCGCCCCATTCTCCAGTGAACTCGGCGCTTTTGCCGAGATCGACGTAGGCGTATTCCTTGCCATTGAGCCAATGGCGGGCAAAGAAGGTTCCGTCGGCCAGGGGCTGGCCGATTTCGGGAAGATCACTCGGGTTAATCGAATCAGGGATTGTGGTGCTCATGGTTGGTTTCCTTGTCGGGCTGTGCGTGGTGGCTGTATGGGGGAGTGGTCTAGGGCGGGGATCGAACCCGCGACCTGCATCGATGAGCGTTCGCGTTCATGACCGCTGGCGCTCGCTGCTCTACCGCTCTGAGCTACCTAGACCACTCTCCGATACAGCCATAAGGCTGGTGTTCGTTGACTTCTTCGATGCCCCTCTTGCGAAGGGAATCTTGGGTATCCGATCAATCAAGTGACACAATGTCACTCATGCTTGCCAAAGCACTGCGGCTTGCTCTTGCGATTTCACACTCCCGCTTGTTGCGGGCCTCAACAGCCAGATATTTGAAGGTAGGGTGGAAATAGCACTCAGGCTTGTGGCCATCTTTCTTCATGTGCCCAAGCTCACCAGTTTTCACCGCAGCATTGAGAGCCTTGCGCACACTTGCAGGAAGCGAATTGATCACCATGCGGAACCGATCGTTGCGAACCATCTGGACATTTGCTTGGTCGGCAGTGAGTTCGCCGCGATGCAACAAATCCTTAATGGTTTCAATATCGTTCTGGCGGGCCATGACCTATCTCCTCGTTGACTTCCCGTCTGGCCCTCGGTGGAGGGCCAGCCAGTGAAATCGGTGTTTCTCCCGCGTTCGCCTGCTGGGCTTCTACAACCCGCGGGTGGTGCTTCTGGTGTCTCCGTAAACCGCTCAGCCGGCATGCCGAACGTCGCAGTCTTCTTGCTCGGACGCTGTTACCCGCCACCTGCGCCTGGGCGATGATTTCTGTGCTCACTGCAAGCGCTTTCGGCGCCTGTCCGCTGTGTTCCCCACCTTTCGGCGGTACCAGGTACAAAGCCACCATCTGAGTGACCCTGGCAGGGAGCGTGAGCAGTGCAGACCCTCGGCGCGCGATTCCAGATGCGTCGCGTCAGCCTTGAGCCTGGCCGGCAACCAGAGGCCGGCATGGGTTCCCAAATTGTCGAAAGAGCGGTCGGCTCGGTGGCCTGGGCCGCGTATTGGCTGCGGCTATGGATTAACTATCGCCGCCGGATATACATAAGTCAATACCGCCGGAGATATATTTTCTCGCGCCCATGAAAAAAGCCCGCGCAGGGCGGGCTTGGTAACGTCTCTGCTGCTATAGACCTGGGTAACCTGCCGGGTCAAACTCGAAAACGCGCTCTCCTGCCTGGAAGAACTCGATAGCGATCCGGAAAGGCTTACCCGATTTGACGATAGCCTCCAGTTGCTTAGCGTCCCGAACGAACATCAGGTCGCTGTCGTTGGTCGAACTGCGGACCCCGGTCCACTTTTGCGCCTTGCCTTCACCGACCCGAAGAACGAAACCGCAGTCTCGATAACCGCACTGCATCTGCCCTTTGGTGATCTTGAGGAACGCGTCCAGATCTTTGCCTTTTTTGCGGAAGGTAAGATTCAGGTATGAACCCCCTGCAACCCGGTAGGGAAAATCGAAGAGGGTGGATGTTTTCGACTGAAGCGTGAGCATCCTGGTTACTTCATCGCTCATCGGGTCCTTGTATTCATGGTGCTCCCAAGGGGATTTAGTAGGGCTTGTGGTTGCCGGCTGCGGGCTGTTCGATCGCGACTGAGCCGCATCGCCGGAGGAACCAATTCCCGTTCCAAACTGCCAAGCGATAGGCAGGACGATGAATATGACAAACAGCCAGCCGATGACGCCGACGCTCTTGGGTACCTTTGCGCCGCACGATGGACAGGCTTTGGCTTTGTTCGACACCTGGGCGCCGCATTCCTTGCACTTAATCAGGGCCACGGAAAACTCCTCGATGTGTAATGGCTAGGTGATTCTATTCGGAGGATGCTGGAGACGGTAGCCGCAGTTTGGCTGGGCGGGGCAGTGATGGCGACAGGTAGTTTGCAGGGAAAGGCGGCGCTGTATCGAGTTCAGCGCCGGGGTAGGGCGGTCGTCAGCTCAGTGCGGAGCCGGGAGGGAAGGGCAGGGGCGAAAAGGCCGCGCTGGAGTCGGTGTGGGGCTGCTATTTAGGATTATGGCTTAGGCTGGGCAGCAGGAGGTTGGCTGTCCGAGGGAGCCAGTCGTTCGGTACGTATCTGCTCAAGCAATTGTCGTGTCTCGCTGGCCTGCTGCTTGGCTTCCTGGATGAGCGCGCTCGTCTCGCGACCGGAATCGAAGTTGGCAACACCGTAGGCCATGACAGCAATAACAATGCCGACAATGGCGATTACCGACAGAACCGAGTTAAGGATGATCGTGCCCTTTAGCCCGCGAACGCCGGAAAGATCCTTCTCCAGTAGCTGGAGGCTGTGATTCATCTGCTTCAGGCCATCAGTGACCTTCCCCTCGAACTCTTTCAGGCGCGCATCGACCTTGAGATTCTGATTCTCAAGGCGTGCGTTGAGTTCTTCGCGGCTGATATCGCTCATGGGGTCAGTATGAGCGGGCTTCTCAGAAAAGTCACTTTCTGGCTCAGCAGTCGCCGCTGAGTCTGCGCTGGCAAACTGCTTCCAGTCTATTCCGCCGCTGCGCGACTTGGACCAGGTTGGGGCATTGCTAGGCTTCATTTTTTGACTCGTTTCCCAGCCATTCCCTTACGACAGCCTTATAGACATGCTCAATATGACCGCAATGGACGCAGTACATACCATAGGTTGTTATCCCGTAAGGCTTTCCATCTTCCCGTACTTTCCGAAAACGATGAAACATCTCTTCCATGTAGACTTCACTGGCATCATTACCTTTCCATTCCGATGTCAGTAGCCCCCATTTTGATGGCGACCTAAGGCAGCCTGGACAGGTCGAATCTTCTCGAGTAGCCGAGAGGAATCTAAGGAAGTCCCCGGCTAAAAGCTCGTCCTGCACATTTTCCTGTGTCACTTACTTCATCCTCAAGAAACGGTAATAACCGAAGCGCACCCGGTCAGACAAGAAGAACCTCGCTATAAATGATGGCCTTCATTCCCACGGCTACAGATCTCCACCCCTCCAGATGACCTTGCCTATGATGCGGCGCTCGTGAGCCTGCGGCCCATATGCGATGACGCCTCGCCTCACCTAGACCAGGTTGAACATCGAGGCTTGCCAGTGCTTCTCGCTGATGATCGCTATGGGATGGCCTTCCTCCCGCAACTCGACAGCTCGCTTGATTTTGGTTCCGTAGGTGCTGTGTAGCCACTGCTCGTTGCCTATCTCGCCGACGACCAGGTAGTGCACCTTTTTGCTGATGCCTGAGGCTATTCCCCCGCCGCGGTTGACGACGATCTCTTCGCAATGCTTTCTGGGGCCGTAGACCATGACGCCAGTGAAAACGTAGAGATGGCCCGACCACTCAAGCTTGGGAGCTGGATTGTTGAGCGGAAGAGCGTTCGATGGAGTAAAGGCATTGTCGCTTGGTTTCGGCTTGGAAGCAGAGAGGCCACCAAACCCTCTAAGAATCTCAAGCAGTTCGGCAGACTCATCAGCGTCTAACACGCCATCGGAAAGCATGTCTGAGAGCCTCCTGTAGAGGAGGTTGGTCACTGGATCGTCAAGATGGACCAGGTTCGTAGCGATCCAATCCTGTAGGAACTCGGCCTCCTGCTGATTGATATGCCCATCAGCAGTGATCCCAGCTGCCAGTCCTGCAAGCTCATCGACAGACCTTCGGTCTATGCGCTTCTCGTGGAAAATTCGGCTATCCCCAAATTCAGCGTGCCAGTCGACCATCGTTTCTCTCCTTGAACATCAGGTGTCCATCACAGTCTCTTCGCATTCCAGGCCAGCAGGACCCTAGCGAGCACCTGGAATCTTTTTAATTCGGCGCTGGATACCTCGATTGGTGGGTATGCGTTGTTGTCTGAGATCATCAGAAAGGTGCCATCTGCCCTTCGCTGCATCCGCTTTATGTAAAGCTCATCCTTCAGGGCCATAACGTAGACGGCATCTATCTTTATCTCAGTGATGCCGGTATCGACTAGAAGGATGTCTCCGTCCGAAAACGTAGGCTGCATGCTGTCGCCATATCCCGTGATTAGCGCGAGGTTGTCTGGCGCTGAGTACCTGACGTTGCGAGATAAGTAATCGATGCTCGCGACAATCGAGTCGATAACGACATCAAATTCTGGGCGCGCCAGGCCTTTCCCCATGGAGGCAGCGATATCGTATTGGGGGACGACAATGAACCCGCTCTTTGTCCTCTGCCTTGAAAAGTCGGCAGGGATGACATTCCCCTTTGCGGGTTCTGCATGTACAGCCTTGGCCATCTCCCCAACTTCCGCCGCCAGCCGTTCACTGAATGACTCGATACGAATCCCAATTTGCGAGGCAACGTACGAAGCAAACCTCGCATTGAGCGCGTTGTACCCGTTGAGATAGGAACTCACGGACCCCTGACTCATGTCGAGAGCTTCGGCGATTTTCCCCTGGGTAAGGCTGTCCTTCCGAGATTTCCCGGCGTTGAATTCTTCCAGCGCAGCTTTCAGCTTTGCGCATTCCTCTTTCTCCCAGTGGGAGATTTCACGTTTCTTGTCGCTCATGTGCGAAGGGTATTCCCGCAGGCGATAGGTATCCATCGCCGCCGGCATTGACTTTAAAATAACCGCCGGCAATACTTTATCCATGGATAAACCATGGAGACCTGGGTTATGCACCGCATTCCTCTCAAAGAATTTTCTGCCCAGAAGGGACAGACCAAGGCCGCTGCGCTGCTGGGGTTGACCCAGGGCGCCTTGAACAAGGCCTTGCGCGTGGGGCGTGACATCTATGTCACCGAAAACGCAGACGGAACCTATTCCGCTGAGGAGGTTAAGGCTTTCCCGTCTCATTCCTCCAAGGCCGTTGCCTGACCCCGACCAATCTACCGGCCGGGAGGCCACAAAGCATGCGAAGCGAATCGCACACCCTGATTTCCACGCTGCTCGGCGTGGTGAACCAATGGCGCCGCCGCGAAGGGTGGAGCCGCGAGACCGTGGTCCAGCACATCGTGGAGGCTCACGAACGCATCAACGCTCACATCGCCACCGGAATCGTATTCGACCCTCCTTCGCGTGATGCGATGGACCGAATGAAAGCGAATGCTGACCGAGTGTTCCGTTGGCTGGACGACTCCACCAAGGACAACAACCTGCTGCCGGCCAACTTCCTGCCGTCGATCCTGGCTGCGTTGCCGAGCGATCTCAAAATCCAGGCTTTGGGCGATTTGCTGACGCCGGTCGGGGTATCGGTCCGCCTGATCGATGGGGAGGGTGGCGAGCGGGAAGTGCTTTGCATGCTGCGCTCTCTGATCAAGGAGAACGGCGAAGCACAGCAGGCAATCGCAAGCCTGGTTGATGGCGCTGACGAAGGTGAGCTGCAAGAGGCTCACCGTGAACTCTCTGAGTCTCGCGCCGCGACAGAAGAGGCTCTGCGGATGATTGACCAGATGCGGCGCAAGCCTCGCTTGGTGAGCGCTTAAGCATGCGCCCTCGTCTCACGAATTCTGACTATGCCGCAATGGCTGACGCTGCTGGAGAGCTTGCGGAGATGGGTTCGAGCGAGTGGAGGCGCAGATACAACAAAGCCCTGCGCGACTACTACAGGGCTTTGTCGGTGCGTGGATCGGTGGCAGCCGAATCACGCTTGGGAAATAGCAAACGGACGGACCGAGTATGAGCAATATCGTTTCTTTACGCAACACCGGGGGGTTTACCCGGATGGAAAACAGCTTGATGGAGTCGCTGGCCAAGGTTGACTTGCCTGCCCGCGAGTTCCGCGTACTTTTCGCGATATGCCGCCAGACGATTGGGTATCAAGTTGAGGCAAAGCGCCTAACCGCCGACGAGATTGGCGCGCTGACCAACATGCGCCGCGACGTTGTGTCCAAGGCGATCAGCCATCTGCTGGAGAGGCGCATCCTGTTCCGCATCGGAGGAAGCCGTGGCGAGCTTGGTGTTTCTCCTTCCAGAGAATGGGTATTCCACGAACAGAAGAAAGACAGTCTCAGTGAGACCAAATCATCTCACTCAGACAATGTGATCTCAATCGGCGGCAAGGTGAGTGAGACCAAAATTGCTCACTCCCTTCTCTATACAAAGAAAAAAGATCTACCCCCTGAAACTGTTCCTTCGGAACAGATTTCCGCCCCCCAGGGGGCCGATCACCAGCCCGTCGAGAAGTCCAATGGGGTTTCGTTCGATGGTGAGGACTTTCAAGTCGAACCAGCCCTGATTACCAAATGGGCTAAAGCGTATTCTCCGGTTGACGTTGAGGCGGAGATTGCTCGGGCTGCTGTGTGGGCCGCTGCAAATCCCCGCAAGGCCAAGAAGAACTGGCGCATGTTCCTGGTCAAATGGCTGGCAAGGAGCGCCGAAAAGGCCGTGAGCGAGGCTGGCGTTCCTGTCGACAAGATCATCGACCTGTACCACCGCTCCTGTCCGAACCTGCCGGCCGTTTCGGTGGCTGGTGACAAGGTTCTACGCGCCCTGATCGTCGAGCGCTGGAACGAGAGCGATAAGCACCAGGCGAGCCCGCTGTGGAAGACCGTGTTCGAGCGGGCCAATCGCTTGAGCCAGGTCTGGTATCGCGGAGCCAATGTCATGCCGCGCCTTGAGGTGATCTGCTCGCGTGCCGTGTTCCGACAGTTGGAGGAGCAGGCATGATCGAACTTCACAGCCTGGAGGCGGAGCACGGCGTGCTTGGCGCCATGCTCAAGCAGCCTCATCTGATCAGCGTTCTGTCGGAAGAGCTTTCCCCTGATGCGTTCGCATACAGCGTCAACGCAGACCTGTACCGGCTGATTCTTGATCTCGAGTCCGCCGGCACGCCGATTGACATCATCACCCTCGCAGAGGCCAAAGAGTTCCTTTGCGACGACACGCGCACGATGGCTTACGTCGGAGAAATTCTAACCAACATCGTCAGCGTGGCGAATGCCAAAGAGTACGCGCGGATCGTTCGTGAGCGAGCTATCTCGCGCCAGATAGTTGATGTAGCCAGCGGGATCGAGGAGGTTGCCCATCAGAATTGCTCAATCGAAGACAAGATCGCTCAGGCTCAGGCCCTTGTACTCGGTTTGGATGCGGGTGGTACTACCGGTGAGTGCCAAATGGTTGGAGACATTCTGCGCGACCACGTAGAGGTGCTTCAGGAGCGCCATGACCGAGCGCAGAAAGGCGATATGTTGGACGGTTTGAGCACCGGGATTCCCGACCTAGACCAATACACGCAAGGCCTGAAGTCTGGACAGATGATTGTCATTGCTGGCCGCCCTGCAATGGGTAAAACCACCCTGGCAATGAATATCGCAGCAGACGTGGCCATCAAGCAGGGAAGGCCTGTTCTGGTGGTCAGCCTTGAGATGACAAAGGCTCAATTGATGGATCGCCTGATCGCGGCTGTCGGAGGCATCTCTCTGCAAAACCTGAAAGATGGTTCCTGCACTCACAAAGATTACACCGAGCTCAACGCGGCAGTCCTCAAGCTCCGGGACGCAAAGATCGCCGTGAGCGACGTGCCTGTAATGACGATGCCACGCATACGGTCCATCGCCCGCCGACAGAAGCATCGCATGGGCGACCTGGGGCTGATCGTCATCGACTACCTAGGACTCGTAGAGGGCGATGGCAAGGGTCGTGTAGATGACGTAACCACCATGTCGCGTCAGATGAAGCTGTTGGCAAGGGAGATTGGGTGTCCTGTGCTTCCCCTCTGCCAGCTCAACCGAGGGTGCGAGTCTCGCCCCGACAAGCGTCCGGTCCTCAGCGACCTGCGCGAGTCCGGCGCCATTGAGCAAGACGCCGACATCGTCATGTTCGTGTACCGCGATGAAGTCTATTTCCCGAACAGCGACAGGAAGGGTATCGGCGAAATCCTGATCCGGAAGAACCGGGACGGGGAGATCGGCAGCGTATTCACCTCCTTCCAGGGGAGCAAATCCCGATTCGTCCCGCTTGCAAGCCACTACCGCGAACAGCCCGAGCAGAAGGAGGACTGGTGATGAAAGGTGATGAAAGGCGGCGGACTATCTATCAGCACCAGGGATACAAACTGCGCTCCTACACCGAGTTGATGTGGGCTCGACTCATGGACGCGGCGGACATCTTCTATCTCTACGAGCCGCATCTTATTCAAGTCGAGGGATGCAAGTACTTGCCGGATTTCTACCTTCCAGCGGCAGATATCTATCTCGAGGTCAAAGGCACGCGACCGACCGAGATTGAGATGGCCAAAGCAGATCAGACGCGCAAGTCCACGGGGCGCCCAGTGGTATTTCTGGTTTCCAGGCCACAGAGCGACACGCGCGGGTTCATGAATTGTTACCTGCTGGTTCCGCGCAACGAGGAGTGGGTGGAAATGTCGCTTGATTGGTTAGGTCAGATATTTCTTACAGCCGCGGGGGAGGGCGCATGGCTCAAGGCAATTCTATCGGTCCGTGAAGACATTCTGGATTGCCTGCGTCCAGCTAGCGAAGTCGTTGATGAGGTCCTGCTCGAAATGATGGGCAGGAGTGAGGCGGAGGACTACCTCCGGCTTACCCATAGGCGAACCAACAATGATCGCTGCTCGGTTGATCGCGAGCTGTCTATGTCAGATCGAGGCATCGCTTGGTGGCGCAACCGTTACTTCCCGGCCGTTATGGAGTGCGCAGAGTCCGATCCAGAAGAGATGAGGGCCTCCAAATGAAACGCTCTTGGACCGTAATCGTAGGCGCCAAGCGCTTCACGATGATCTTGATGGAAGACTGCGACCCGCTGCAGGTCGTGCTGAGCATCTGGCCTGAAGGGAGGATCGAGCAGTGACGCCCGCAAAACAGGAGTCCCTCATGCAGGGCCAGACCGGAATCGCGAAGAAGGTCTACGAGTGCGTACCGATCTCTGAGCCCTGGCGTTCGTTCCAGGTGCTCACCGCACTTCGCAACATGACCGGAAGCACGCCGGACGTTCGGATCGTCCAGGGCTGCCTGCGCGATCTAGTCGATTCCGGACTGATCCGCCGCACTGGTACTGACCACTACCAACGAATTCAAGTCGAGAAAAAGACCAAGCCTCAGGAGCCGAAGATGGCGGAGCCCGCGAAGAAGATCGAAACCCAGTCCGAGCCCAAGCGCTCTGCCTCCCCACTGGAGATGCTGGGCGAACTGGCAAACGAACTCGCCGGCATGGCCGAGCACATGAAGCGCCTGTCTGATCGCATCGAGGACGTCGCGCTGGCAGTCGAGCAGGAACGCGAATCGAACGCTAAGTCGATGGAAAGCTATCGCCAGCTCAAGGCGCTACTGAAGAGCCTGCAAGGGGAGGGTGAGTGACATGGACATTATCGACATCGCCAACGACTACGCCGAGCGTGAACTCGCTGAACGCCTGTACTCCCGAGTCAAGTACGTCGGCGAGAGCCTGTCCGAATGTGAAGACTGCGGCGAGGATATCCCGGTAGCGCGGCGTTCGATCATCCCTGGTGTTCGTAAATGCCGGGACTGTGCGGAACTGGCTGAGCGGAGGGCTGTGTGATGCCGAACTATCGCAAGCCAGATATGTACTCGGATGCCGATTGGGAGATGGTTCAGGGCTACATGGCCGGCAAGGACGGCCTGCGCGCCCAGCGCTCGACGGCTGCCTACATGCATGGCTATCGCAACGGGGTTTCTGATCGGACCGGAGTCCCGCATGAGCGGGCAGAAGTTCTTCGCCGTCGCGCAGAGATGATCCCTGGCATCACGCCCGATAAAGTTTGGTTCCAGGGGAGGGTAGGCCGTGGCTGAACTCGCCCTTATCCGTACCGCCCAGGGATTGGTTCCGGCCACCGAGGCTGACCGTGAAACTGTCCAGAAGTGGAAGGCCGGCCAGGTCGTCCATGGAAAATTCACTCGGATGCGCAACGCCAAATTCCACGGGAAGTTCTTCGCGATGCTGGATTTGGCGTGGGAGTACTGGGAGCCGAAAGGCGGGCTGGTGCCGCGCCAGGAGATGCGCGGTATCCGCGGGCTTGCCAAGTACTTCGAGGATCTGAATGGCCGCCCTGGCCAGTTGCAGAACGCCGTCGCTGCGTATATCGCCAAGCTTGAGGCTGATCGCGCCGACCGCTTCCCCGCAGTCGAGAAGAGCCGAGAGGCTTTCCGGGAGTGGATCACCATCGAGGCCGGGCACTTCCACCTGATCCACACGCCTGACGGCGTTCGCAAGGAAGCCAAGTCGATCAGCTGGGCCAGCATGGACGATACGGCCTTTGAGCCTCTCTATCGGGATGTGTTCTCGGCTTGCTGGCGGCTGGTCCTTTCCTCTCACTTCGAAACCGAGGCTGACGCCATGGCGGCGGCTGATCAGATGGGGACTTTCGCATGAGCAAGTTCAAGGCAGGAGACCTGGCGCTTGTGATCAATCACACCTTCCCTCCGGTGGTTGGAACCTGCGTTGAACTGATCAGCCGCCATTTGGTTGGGCCGGTTGATCGTAGCGATCCGATGGACCCAGGAGTTTATGAAACCCCTGACGGCGAGCCGGTGTGGGTAGTGGACGATCAAGGCGCCATCGTTTGGGAGAAGTGGCTCATGCCGCTTCGGGGAGACTTCCATCCCGAGCAGCAGAAGGCGAAGGAGGTGGAGGTATGAGCATCGCGAAAGTAACCGTCATCCCCGCCAGCGAACTGCCTAGCCATATCGAAGGCATGAACGATTCGATGCGCCAATGGACCGACAGCGCTGCGCGGGGCGAATGCGGTTGGGTTTGCTCTGACTGTTGCTGCTCAGATCCGAGGGGGATGCCCGATGAGTGCTTCCACGGCCACGCGTCCTGCACGGCGATCATCAAGCGGGACAAGATGCGCGCAATGCGTGCCGGGAGCGAGCCTCAGTGACCATCCCTGCTCGCCAGCCCAAGCCCCGCAAGTGCCAGAACGCCGAGTGCGGCCAGGAGTTCGTGCCGCGCTTCAGCTCGACGCAGAAAGTCTGCTCGCCGGCCTGCGCCCTGGCCATCAAGGACAAGCACTCAAAGCCGGCGAGAAAGGCCATCGCCGACCGCGAGCGGAGGGAGATCAAGGTTCGGAAGGAGAGGCTGAAGAGCAAGGCGGATCACCTGCGCGAGGCTCAAGCTGCGTTCAACGAGTTCATTCGTCTGCGCGACGCCGACCAGCCGTGCATCAGTTGCGGTCGTCATCACGACGGGCAATACCACGCTGGGCACTACCGCACGGTTGCCGCCAGCCCCGAGCTGCGCTTCGAGCCGCTCAACGTGAACAAACAATGCGCCCCATGCAACAACCACAAGTCAGGCGACATCGTGAACTACCGGATCAATCTGGTGCGCAAGATCGGCGCCGAGAACGTGGAGTGGCTGGAAGGCCCTCATGAGCCCCTGAAACTGACCATCGACGAAATCAAGGCACTGAAGGCCAAGTTCCGGGCCTGGGTGCGCGAACTGAAGAGGAAGACCGCCTAATGCAAACCATCATTTCGATCGTTATCAGCCTAGCTCTGAGCTTCTCCCTGATCTCGGGAGTGGTGCAGTTGTCGCAGTTCGCCTTCTACGTGTGCGCCGCGGCTAATGTGCTGTCCTGGATTGTCGTTCTCACCGGTCAGGTCAAATGCGACGTCGCAGAGAAAATTCGGAAGGGGGCATGGATCAGAATCCCGGCTTCGGTTTTCTACCTCTATGCCCTGATCTTCAGTGGTCATCCGCTTCTCGCGGCTTCTTCGTTCATGGTTCAGGCCTTCATCCTCGGCTTCGCGTTCAGCAAGCAAGCGAAACCTGCATGACGCTGGCGGAATACATCGCCCAGCAGTGGGCAATCCTTCGTGAATATGGGCTGATTAAGGGGGAAGCATGATCTACACCAGCGAAAGAGATGGAGCTGTCACCTGGCAAGAGTTGAAGGCCGTACTTGATTACCATCCAGAAACGGGACAGTTCATCTGGAAAGTATCGAGAGGCTCAATAGTCTCTGGTAGCAGAGCTGGCACTATCGGCGGTACTCGCCGTTACGTAAGCATAATGATACGAAAGAGAGCTTATTTGGCACATCGGCTTGCATGGCTATACATGACTTGCGAGTGGCCGCAACTTGATATAGACCACATTGATGGAGACCCCCTGAATAACTCCTGGGCAAATCTGCGCTTGGCAACGCCAAGGCAGAACGCAAGAAACAGGAAGACACCCTGCACCAATAAATCCGGGGTAAAGGGCGTCTATTGGGTTAAGGCCAAGAACCGTTGGCGTGCACAGATTCGAGACCAGGAAGGGGTAATACGGGTGCTTGGCCTGCATAGGACTGTCAATGAAGCAGAACATGCGCTTCTGTCTGCACGCAGAGAAATGCACCAAGAGTTCGCCAGGTATTCCTGAGGGGTTTCCATGACTATCTATGTATCTGCGCTATCTGCAATTGTTTCAGCATTGTCTGCGGACTGCATCGACAACACTGCAAAGCAAGCCTGGCAGAAGCTCTACCAGCCAGGGTATGCCGACAGTGAGGGTTTAGCTGGGCTGATCAGGGGCTCGAACACTTCAGGCATCAAGCGCATCGATGCCGATTGCTGGGTGCATGCCAGGCTACACAGCCAGCTCAAGCCTCGGCACTGGAACGCACTGGTGGCCAAGTACAGTACTCACAAGGGCAAGAAGGTCCAAGCTATCAGTGCATTGGCCCCGGTGATCGCCAGTCATGCTCCGCAACTGTTCGTGATGAAAGCCGTAACCGCATGGGCGATCCCGCAGTTGAAGGGAGTCGATGGGAAGCGTTCCAGTGACATGATCGTCCTGCCTCAGCAGTTCTATGACATCAACTCTTGGGATTCCCAGGGGTTGAACAGGACTACCTACTGGAGGTGGAAGAAAGGTGTCGAGCGAACCCTGGATGAAATGATCAACGAAGCACTTAATGATTCTGAGAATATTCTTCGAAGAGAAGGCATTTTGATTGCAGATGTCGCTTGACAGTGGCGCAACAATGCAACAAACTTTTCCCATCCTGCTGATCTTGCGCGTTTGAGGATTGGCGGCTTTGAGGCCCTGGCATCTGCCGGGGCTTTTTGTTTCGACGCAGGGTGGAGAAGTGGTAGATGGAGAAGGAGTGCACCAAGTGCGGCGCCCTAAAACCATTGGCCCAATTCCCTCTCAGAGGTGAAGGTCGTCGGCATTCCCAATGCAACGCCTGTAAGGCTTTCGCTACAAAGCTGCACTACCAGAGAAATAAAGAGGCGTATGTGCGACGGGCGAAAGCCAGAAAGTCAGCACTCAAGGATGATTTTAGAAAGCTGGTTGACGACCTTAAAAGCCATCCGTGCGGCGATTGCGGCCATAGCTTCCCGCCATTCGTGATGGACTTCGATCACCGCGAAGGTGAGTTGAAGACTGATAATGTTGCGAATCTTGTTGCCAGCCCTCACAGCATGAAAAAGCTGTTAGAGGAAATAGCGAAATGCGATCTAGTCTGTGCAAACTGCCACCGAATCAGGACGCATGCGCGCCGCCACAAACCAGCACCTAGCGCATGAGTCAGCCCTTGCTACCAAATCCCTTCGGGTTGCGACTACGCGGCTGGGGATCGCCTTGGACACGCAGGCGTTAAAGTAAAGTGGGAGCCGGTGGAAGCCCGGCACGGAGTGAATGCGCAGGCTGATGCGCTAAGAGGATACGCGGCGGCAACGTTCAGTGGGCGTTATAGCCAGTCCACCGCCATGCCGGATTCAGCCCCGGTCACTCCAAATCACGCATGCGGCAGAAGAAAGCAAGGGTCACCGCTGGTGATCAAGGCGAAAGCCCCGGCTCCTTGCTCTGCGGGCGTGACGCCGGCTAGTCCGGCACCTATTCCGCGGCTCTAGCTCAACCGGCAGAGCACTGTCCTTCCAAGTCAGATGTTGCGGGTTCAAGTCCCGCGAGCCGCTCCAGACTACAAGACCCAGCCTGGACCAAGCCTTTCGCGCTACCGCGCCTGGAGAAGCACGTGAAAAGTGAATACCGTCAAGCTGTTGAGTCCGTTATCGCTCAAGAGAAAAAGCTGGCCGAGGTTGAGGATATGTATGCTTCGGCGGCCGCCCAAGAGCGGAGGTTGGCTGAAGATCTGCGACTTAACCGAGAGACACTTTCCAGATATGAGGATCGTGTAGCTGAGATTGAGTCGCAGATTCTCGGCGCTGGGCGGATCTAGCTAGAAGCCGAGGTAGGAGTCCAGCAGTGCCGGGTACTGGATCGGACCTTTCGTGGCCTTCTCTCGATTGGACACATCGATAACCACCATTATGTCTTTGGTTGCGTTGAACTCGCTGCCGGTGTACAGCTCAGAGCAAACTCTTTGGGCTGTGTAGTCCAACTCGAAGCAATAGAAAGAGGTTGTCTCATCCCAGTGCTTGTAATTGGTTAACTCATTGATTTTCTTTTTAAAAGAACTATATCGAGACTGGTAGGTGTCATCGGCCTTGATTTGAAACGTGACAATGAAGTTTGCCATGGGTCCGTCCTGTTTCGTGGTGTAGGAATCGCGAGGATAGCACGGGGCCATCCCCGCCCTTTGGCGGGTTTTTCTTCGTGAGAGCCACACTACAAGGCCCAGGCTATGACCTGGGCTTTCTGCATCTGGAGTACGTGAATATGGCCGAGCCGAGTGGTGCGGTAGCAGTCGCCGGCCTGGTCGGTATTGGTGCGTCTGCATTGATCCCTGGCATTGATGCCAATGCAGTGATCGGTGCTTTTGCTGGGGCGATCTTCTTCGTGGTGTACGCCAAGGACATTTCGGCCTGGGCGCGCCTCGGTTACTTCGTCGTGTCCTGGATCGTTGGCTACTACGTCGCCGGCGAAGTCATTGGGCGCGAGTGGGCCAGAACATCGGGCCTGGTCGCGTGTGGCGGGGCATTGTTCTGCGTCGCAGTGGGCACCAGCTTGCTGGAGTGGGTGCAGGGGGGGAAGACGCCTGGTTGGCTCCGCTTCATTGCGGACCGCTTTGGAGGTCGTAATGGTTGACCCTTGGACTCTGGTGGCCGCGATGATCTGCGGCGCCATCTGCATGAGGCTGGCGACATACCGCCGGCAAGGTGCGAGGTATCGCCGGGGCGTTTCCTGGCTCGCCTACCTTCTGTGCGTAGGCAGTGGATGCTTCGCCCTGAGCGTGATGCTCGATGCGCTCCACGGCTACAGGCTGAACCCTGTCTCCCCCTGGCTGACCCTGGTGCTGGCGATCTTGCTCGGCCTTGTGTGTCGCGCGCGGGGGAATCTGGCCCACATTCTGAGGGTGTACTGATGAATGCTCCGCTTCTACTGAAGAACACAGGCACGAGCCTGATCTTGTGTGACGCCAACGGGAAGCCGCTTCCTGGTCAGCTTTCCTTGAGCGTTTCCAACGATGGACCTATCCCAACCGTCACGGTCACGTTCGCACTCGTCGATAAGCGCGTGAGGCTTTGCGGGGAAGGGGTGGAGTCGAAAGACTCGTGTATTGAGCCGTTTAGCTGTGACCTTGTGGCCAGCCCACGCGGGAAAGGGCAAATCTGATGACCAAATGCACCTTCTGCAACAAGACGCGCGAATGGGCGAAGAAGTGGGCGCGGGTTGCCGTAGAGCGGGCGGCGTCTGCTATGGCCAGTAACCCAAAGCGACCGGAGGTGCGTGATGACTGATACCGGAGAAGAGGTTCGAGTCATCCTGCACAACCTGCTCGAAGAACAGCGCAAGACCAACCAACTGTTGCATCTGCTGATCCAGGCTCTCGCCGAGGATGGTGATGATCCTGAAGCCGCGCCCACCAGCTACCTGAGTGGAGAGCCGATCTGATGTCGGTATTTATGGGATCCGCCAGGGAGACCCAGATAGCTTCTGTCCGGGTGCGACGCGGCTGGTTTGGCAAGCTGGTTGTTCAGGTTCGCTACAAGATAGAACGCCCCGAAAGCCCGCTCCCTGGTCGGGAACTGATCTACCACGTATGCGGACTCTCCCCATGGCGAGACGCCAACGCAAATGATTTCGCCGAGGCCCTGCTGGTCGCGAAGCTCATCGGTATGTCTGATGAAGGAAAGCCCTCATGAAGAGTCACCCGATCCCTGCAGGAGTCGAGGTCAACCCCAATCGGCCCTGGACGCCTGATGACATTGCTGGGTACAGCGGCGAGGTAGTCAGTGCCATGAAGGTTCTCGAGCCTCTGCTGCGCTCCGGACTGTTGGCCCTCCATCCAGATGAATGGCAAGGCGGCAAGCTCTCGTTCCTCAGACCGGCACAAGCTAGGCGGCAAGGCTGGACCCCGCCGGATCAGGCAGCTGGCAATCAGGTATCCGAAAGTGCCTAACCTCCCTCAGCGTCACACCAAGCCCAAGGCCAAGGGAGTGACCAAGCACGAGGTAGAGGACAAGGCATGGGGGAACGGACGTGGTGGCAGGCCATGGCGTCGCAAGCGAGAGCGCATCCTCAAGCGGGATGGCTACATGTGCCAGTGCCCAGAGTGCAAGGGGGTGAAGAGGATCGCCACAGAGGTGGACCACATCATCCCGCTGAGCCAGGGCGGCACAGACGATGACTCCAACCTGATGGCTATTGCTGGCTACCCATGTCATGCGAGGAAGACGGCGAGGGAGTCGGCGGCATCTAGGAAATAGTCGGGTTCTCTCAGCGCGCGGACACGACGATATCGAGATATTTACGAATGAAGGCAGTGGCTTTCACTGTCTTCGTGCGTTTTTTCCGAAAAATCTAGTTTAATGAGAAAAATTCTCATTTATAGGGGTGGGGCGGGTCAAAACCTTAGAACTTTTCGTTAGGACACCGCGCCACCAAAGCACTTTCCATTTCCACAGAATTTAGGTTTCAAGATGGCACGACACAAACAGCCAGATGTCGTCGCCAAGTTCAAAGGCGCCGACAAGAAAAACCCCCAGCGCTACCGGCAGGAGCCGGCAAAGGGCGAGGGGGATGTCGGAGAAGCGCCCATCCATCTGCAAGGCCCTGCTCGTCTCGCATGGAAAGAGTTGTGCGCTCAGTCGATCAAGGGCGTTCTGACGGGATCGGACCGGATCATCCTGGAAGTGACGGCCAACCTGCTCGCTGAATACCGTGCCAACCCGACAGAGTTCGCGGTTGGCAAGTACACCCATCTGATCGGAAACCTGGCCCGGCTTGGACTAACGCCGTCCGACCGCCAGAAGTTCGGCCTGGAAAAGCCGAAGGAGAAGGACGAGTTCGAGGATTTCTGAGATGACCCCCAGCGACATTGCGCGACAGTACGCTAGCGATGTCGTGGGTGGGGCTATCGTTGCGTGCCGGTATGTGAAGCTTGCATGCCAGCGCTTCCTGAATAACTTGGACCGCCAGGGCGATGACGATTGGCCATACGTTTTCGATGAGGCCAGGGCAGATCGTGCTGTCAAGTTCATGCAGCTCATGCCTCACACCAAAGGCAAATGGAGTGCTTCGAAGTCGAAGCTAGTGTTCGAGCCTTGGCAGGTATTCATCGAGGCCAACATCTTCGGCTGGGTGAAGAAGGACACCGGCAAGCGCAGGTTCCGCGAGGCCTACGAAGAGATTCCCAGGAAGAACGGGAAGTCGGCCCGTCTTGCCGCACGAGGCATTTACCTATTCGCCGCAGATGGCGAGTCGGGGGCCGAGGTCTACTCCGGCGCCACCACCGAGAAGCAGGCCTTCGAGGTTTTCCGTCCGGCGTGGATGATGGCGCACAAGCTGGAGAACCTGCGTAACCGATTCGGTATCGAGCTTTCTGGCAACCAGAAGAACCCTGGCCCCATGTTCGTCATGGAGGATATGTCGAAGTTCGAGACGGTGATCGGCAACCCAGGGGACGGTGCAAGTCCCCATGCGGCCCTGGTGGACGAGTACCACGAACACGACACGGATGCCCTGGTTGACACCATGCAGACCGGCATGGGGGCACGAGAACAGCCATTGCTGTCGATCATCACGACGGCGGGATCGAATCTCGGCGGACCCTGCTACGAGAAGCGACGGGATGTGATCCGCATTCTCGAGGGTCAGACGATCGATGAGACGATTTTCGGGATCATCTACACGATCGACGAGGATGACCCGTGGGATGACCCGGCCAGCCTGATCAAGGCCAATCCGAATTACGGAGTGTCGGTATTCCCTGACTTCCTCCTGGCCCAGCTCCAGCAGGCCAAGCGTTCGGCGTCGAAGCAGAACGCCTTCCGCACCAAGCATCTGAACCAGTGGGTGGGAGCTAGGACGGTCTGGATGAACATGCTGGCCTGGCAGCGGCAGAAGCGTGAATTAACGGTTGCGGACATGGCCGGATGTCGCTGCTGGATGGCGCTCGATTTGGCGAGCAAGAAAGACGTGGCCGCCCTGGTAATGCTGTTCGAGAAAGCTGGTCAGTTCTACTGCATCCCGCGGTTCTATGCCCCCGAAGCTGCTGCCGAGGAAAACGAGAAGTATCAGAACTTCGCACTTGAAGGTCACCTGATCCTGACGCCCGGGAGCATGACGGACTACGCCTTTATCGAGGCAGACATCCTTGACCTAGCAAAACAGATCGACCTGCAGGATGCCGCCTTCGACGACTGGCAGGCCAACTACCTGATTACACGCCTCTCGAACACCTCAATCCCGGTCGTGGACTTCAACCAGACGGTGAAGAACATGAGCGACCCGATGAAGGAGGTGGAGGCGAGGGTGATAGCGCGGACGCTCTGGCATGACGGAAACCCAGTCATGACCTGGATGATGGGAAATGTGGCGGCAAAGATCGATGCCAAGGAAAACATCTACCCGCGCAAGGAAAACGACAACGACCCCAACTGCAAGATCGACGGTCCAGTGACCTTGATCATGGCTATGGGGCGCGCCCTGGTTGCCGGCGTTGATGACGGCGACGACTTCATGAACGCCATACGGAACCCGATCATCGCATGAACATCGCTACTGGCCTCTACCTCTTCTTTGGCGTCCTTGGTCTGGCTCTTTTCGTAGCCGGAACCTTCGTGCTGCTGGGGCTCGGCTGGGCGCTCATTTCCGGTGCGGCGTCGGCGTTCGCCATAGCGGCGTTCATTCGCAAGGGGCTGACCAGTGAGTAAGAGTCTCGGAAAAGTCCTGAGCAGTGCTACGTCTGCGCCCAGGTCTTCATTGTTCGGTTGGGGGGATAAGACCATCCGCCTGACAGATGGCGCGTTCTGGTCGCAGTTCCTGGGGCGAGAGTCGTCTAGCGGGAAAAAGGTCACTGTCGACAAGGCAATGAAGCTGTCTGCGGTATGGGCTTGCGTTCGCTTGATCTCTACTTCTGTCGCCGGTCTTCCGCTTGGAGTGTACGAGCGGAAAGCGGACGGAAGCAGAGTCGATGCTCGGTCGTTCCCGCTCTACGATGTTGTTCACAACAGCCCCAACGACGACATGACGGCCTTCCAGTTCTGGCAGGCCATGGTCGCATCGATGCTGCTTTGGGGGAACGCATACGCGGAGATTCGCCGCGCTGCGGGCAGGCCGGCTGCACTGGACTTCCTGCTTCCTGCGCGGGTAGACCTGGAGTGTGATGACAACGGTCGGCTGAAGTACTTCTATACGCCAAGGAAGGGTGCTCGTAGAGAAATCGAGCGCACAAACATGCTGCACATCCCGGCGTTCACGCTGGATGGTCGAATTGGTCTTTCTGCAATCCGGTACGGCGTTGATGTCTTCGGTTCGGTCATGTCGGCGGAGGATGCAGCCAACGGCACATTCAAAAACGGACTTCTACCCACGGTCGCCTTCAAGGTTGACCGCATTCTCCAGCCTGCGCAGCGGGAGGAGTTCAGGGAGTATGTGAAGTCCGTATCGGGCGCGATGAACTCCGGAAGATCCCCGGTTCTGGAACAGGGGATTACACCTGAAACCATCGGCATCAATCCGGTCGATGCTCAGTTGCTGGAGACGCGAGAGCATGGCGTGATCGAGATTTGCAGATGGTTCGGGGTGCCGCCCTGGATGATTGGCCAGACCGACAAGGGGAGCAACTGGGGGACAGGGCTTGAACAGCAGATGCTCGCGTTCCTGACATTCTCGATCAGCTCGATCACCAATCAGATTCAGCAGTGCGTCAACAAGCGGCTGCTAACTGCGCCCGAGCGGATTCGCTATTACGCCGAGTTCTCACTTGAGGGGTTCCTGAAGGCTGATAGCGCTGGTCGCGCTGCCTGGTACAGCACCATGGCGCAAAACGGTTTCATGACCCGCAACGAAGGTCGCCGGAAAGAGAACCTACCAGAACTCCCCGGCGGAGACATTCTCACCGTCCAGTCCAACCTGGTTCCCCTAGATCAACTGGGGGGGGCAGCGAAAGAAAGCTCTCCGCCGTAGAGGCGGTTCAAAAGGCCTACCTCGGCGTTGGGAAGATGATCACCGCCGACGAAGCGCGACAACTCGTAAATCAGCATGGTGCAGGACTGAAAGTTCCTGGGCCCGACTTCGAAGAAACACAGGAGTAACCCATGACTCTGCGAAATCTTCCGGCAGCGCCGGAGGCTCGCCCGCGCTCGGGCGTCCAGTGCGACCTGGCGCCCAAAGCGCTAGATGCATGGCGTCCTGAGCTTCGAGCAGCTTCTGGCGATAACCCGGACTCCACGATCACCATCTACGAGCCGATTGGCTACGACTGGTGGACCGGTGAAGGCGTCACGGCAAAGCGCATTGCTGGCGCTCTGCGCGCCATAGGCAGCGATGTCGATGTGACCGTGAATATCAACAGCCCCGGCGGCGATGTATTCGAAGGCCTGGCCATTTACAACCTGCTGCGCGAGCACAAGGGCAAGGTCACGGTGAACATCATCGGCCTGGCTGCCTCTGCCGCCTCTTTCATCGCCATGGCGGGGGATGAAATCCGCATCGGCCGCGCCGCCTTCCTGATGATCCATAACGCCTGGCTGATCGCCATGGGTAATCGGAATGATCTCCGTGAGATAGCCGATTGGCTGGAGCCATTCGACATGACGCTGGCTGACATTTACGCACAGCGCACGGGAATCGACATCGACGACATCGTGAAGCAGATGGACGCCGAGACCTGGATCGGTGGGCGCGAAGCCGTCGACAAGGGGTGGGCAGATGCCTTCCTGGAGTCCGACGAGATATCCAGCGCTCCCAGCAACCGCAGCGAAGCCATCCTGGCCAAGCGCCGAATGGATGCCGCCCTGGCTCGCAGCGGCATGCCGCGAAGCCAGCGCAATGAACTCATCAACGACTTCAAGACCAGCATGCTTGGCGCTGCTGGCGGGGGTGGTGACACCCCGACCGATATGCCTGGCGCTGTCGCTCCTGACCTCTCCGCTGCACTACGGGCAGCACAAGACATCACCAAATTCCTCCAAGGAGAATCGCAATGAGCGACTTCGAAAAACAAATCGGCGAACTGAACGCCAGCCTCAAGCAGGTCGGTGACCAGATCAAGGCCCAGGCAGAACAGGTCAACACCCAGATCGCCAACTTCGGCGAGATGAGCAAGTCGGCACGCGCCGATGTTGACAAACTTCTGGTAACTCAGGGTGAGTTGCAAGCGCGACTGAGCGCCGCGGAACAAGCCATGCTGGCCAACGAGAAGCGTGACGGCGGCGAGGAAGCACCGAAGACCGCGGGCCAAATGGTCGCAGAGAGCCTAAAAGAGCAGGGTGTAACCAGCTCCCTGCGCGGCTCGCATCGCGTATCCATGCCGCGCTCGGCCATCACCTCCATCGACGGCTCTGGCGGCGCCCTGGTTGCCCCTGATCGTCGCCCCGGTGTCGTTGCCGCTCCGCAGCGGCGACTGACCATCCGCGACCTGGTTGCGCCTGGCACCACTGAGTCGAACTCCGTCGAGTACGTCCGCGAGACCGGCTTCGTCAACAATGCCGCTCCTGTTTCGGAAAACACCCAGAAGCCGTACTCCGACCTCAGCTTCGAGCTGGAAAACGCGCCGGTTCGCACAATTGCGCACCTGTTCAAGGCAAGTCGCCAGATCCTGGACGACGCTTCGGCCTTGCAGAGCTACATCGATGCGCGCGCTCGTTACGGCCTGATGCTGGTCGAAGAAGGTCAACTGCTCTACGGGAACGGGACCGGCGCCAACCTGCACGGCATCATTCCGCAGGCACAGGCCTACGCTCCGCCGAGCGGCGTAGTGGTGACTGCCGAGCAGCGAATCGACCGCATCCGCCTGGCGATCCTTCAGGCGCAACTGGCCGAGTTCCCGGCCAGCGGTATCGTACTCAACCCCATCGACTGGGCGCTGATCGAGCTGACCAAGGACGCCGAGAACCGTTACATCATCGGCAGCCCGCAGAACGGCACCACTCCGACCCTCTGGCGTCTGCCGGTGGTGGAAACCCAGGCCATCACTCAGGACGAGTTCCTGACCGGTGCGTTCTCTCTCGGCGCCCAGATCTTCGACCGCATGGACATCGAGGTTCTGGTTTCCACCGAGAACGACAAGGACTTCGAGAACAACATGGTCACCATCCGCGCTGAGGAGCGGCTGGCCTTCGCGGTCTATCGCCCCGAGGCTTTCGTGACTGGTTCGCTGACCGCCAGCTAACTGGAAGGGGCCGGGAGACCGGCCCTTCTTTCTTTGAGGTGACTATGCCTGACGTAATGATCAAGCCAGTTCGTTCATACCTGGACGGCGGTCGCGTGAGAAAGGCCGGCGGTGATGCATACCTCGCATCCGAGCACCTGGCGCGCCAGTTGGTGGCCCGAGGCCTGTGCCAGATTGTGGAATCAGAGATCCCAAAGCCTGTGGCTGGCGAGTCGCTGTCTGCCTCGCAAGTGGCCCCAGCCTCACAGCAGAAGACTGCGAACGAGTCCGAGAGTGGCGAAACTCCTCGCCGCAGAGGGCGGCCATCTGCACGAACACAACGTTCCGACTGACCCCCTGGGCTGATGCACTGTGGGCAATGGATAAGGCCTGGTGGGAGAGATACGCCGCCGAGGCTAAAGCAAACTTCTGTGGCGAGCTTCTGACACTCAGCGCCAATCTCTTCGGAATCAAGACGGCGCGCATCGAGCACTACAGGAACTCGGGCGGCGGCGCAGTTTCCTTGGCCATCGCCAGGGGCGCTAAGCGCATCATCCTGCTGGGCTATGACATGCAGAAAACCAATGGGCAATCGCACTGGCACGGCGACCACCCGAAAGGGCTCGGGAGCGCCGGCAAGATCGCGGAGTGGCCGTCCGAGTTCGAGCGCCTGAAGCGCAACAACCCGACAATCGAGATCATCAATTGCACTCGCGAAACAGCGCTGACCTGCTTCGCTCGACGCCCGCTGGAGGAAGTGCTGAATGAGCATGATCCCGCTTGATACAGCAAAGTCCTTCCTTGATGTGATCCACGACTGGGATGACGCCAAGCTCCAATTGCTGCTGGACGGGGCCGAAGACGAGGCCTGCCAATTCATGTGGCGCCAGTCTCTTGATGGCCTTTGCAATTGCGAAGAGAGCAGTGAGGTAGTCAGCAGCGAGCCAGGCATTCCGCCTAGCGTGGTCATCGGAGTGCTTCTCTTGCTTCAGGCCAGCTATCAGGCTGCTCCAGAAGAAATCGCAACTCTGCGCAAGGCGGCCGAAGTGAAGCTGATGCCGTACAGATGCGGCTTGGGGGTTTGAATGCTGGCCTACCGTATGCGCCACCGCATTCAGTTTCAGCGGCAGGTCCACACACAAGACCCTGACACGGGAGAAGAGACGACGACCTGGGAGACGGTTCTGTTCTCCGGTCACGCTGACCTGCCCGCAGAGGTTCTGACTGGGCCAGGTCGCGAGTTCATCGCCGCAGACGCTACGCAGGCAGAGACCACTGCCAGGATCAACTGTCGGTGGTTCCCCGTTGAGCGGTTGGAACTGTACACCTGGCGGGTCATCTGGGATGGCCGAGTCTACAACATCACCAGCGCAGAGACCGATGTCACCGCTCGCCGTGAGTGGCGTCTGCGCTGTTCTGATGGATTGACGGACGGACGGTAACTATTTGGCCCGAAAGGGCGCTCAACACGCAGCTAGGCCCGTACAGCCGAACGGCGGATGTCCGCTCATCCGTCCGCCCCGCTGCGTTTCTCTTCCGGCTACAGCTAGGGGGCACCCGAAAGCGCCTTCCCTGGGGCGTTGCTGTGGCCGATCTATTCCCAGGGCTATTGCAGGGGATAATATGAACGTGCTTTCTGGTGATCTGCTTCAAGGGCTAAACGAAATTGCGAGGATGGCAATTGAGAGGCCAGTCGAAGCTATGTGCTTGTTGGCTGGCGAAGAGTTCCAGCACGAGGATTTGATGTGGATACGGGCGTGCATCATGTTTGAGGCGGCCCGCAATATGGCGACCGAGAATCGCTCTAGCATAGCGCCACCTTTTACAGAATTTGATGTCCATCGCGAGTTTTGGGAAAGGCTGTCTGAACTGGTTCCAGGTGCCAAGCGTGTTCAGGGGCCATCGGATGGAATCAACGTTCCTGATGGATGGGTAGAAATAGGTGGCGATCTGATCCCCGTTGAAGTGAAAAGAGACGTTTTCAACGGAAGGGCCAGAAACCAATTGCAGCGCTACATGACCGCGTACAGAGCTACACGAGGCATTGCGGTATGCCCAAAGTTCAGCTGCGAAACAGATACTTCAATTATTCGTGTTGTGTGCAGGCCCGCCTGCCTTGCACATTGATTGCTGGCTCGATATTTCGAAGCCCATCCTAACCCCGCCCTGACGAACGAAAGCCCGCCTTGAGCGGGCTTCGTCGTTTCTGGAGTAGAGAAATCTTGTTCATTCGCGGAATGCTTGGCCTTGGTGACAATATCTACGCGCGCGCGTTCGTGAAGAAGCACCGGGGCGCCTATCTCGAAACGCCATGGCCGCAACTCTATTCAGACATCGATGTGAAATGCGTGCGTCCAAGCACCCAACTCCGCACGCAAGCGAAGAACGTCCAGCGCCCGGCGCAGTGGCACAAGCCTTTCGGTGGCGGACAGTTACGAATCGCATACGGTCAGATGCCGATCATCCACGGCTTGCGACAAGCTTTCCGGTGCGAGCCCGGTGCGTTCGATTTGCCTGACTTCGGCCCGTCGCCGGTCGAGAGACGCTATGTTCTCGTTCGCCCCGCGACGGTTCGCGCTGAGTGGCGCGCAGATACGCGAAACCCTCTTCCCGAGTACATCGCCAGCGCTTCGGCAGAAATGCGCCGCAGGGGCTGGAAAGTGGTTTCCGTGGCAGACCTAGAGCCGGGCAAGGAATGGGCGCTTGATCCACTCCCGCCGGCAGACATCCAGTTCCACAAGGGCGAACTGCCGGTTGAACAACTGCTGGCGCTGCTCCAGCACGCAGATGCCGTGATTGGCGGTATCGGCTGGATCGTTCCGGCCAGCATCGCCGCCAAGGTTCCGGCCTGGATCATCTGCGGCGGCCAGGGCGGATACAACTCGCCAGAACACATCACCGACAAGTGCATGGACCTGTCCCGCATCACCTTCGCGGTCCCCGACAGGTTCTGCCGCTGCACCCTGAAACAGCACACTTGTGACAAAAGGATCGCCGATCATGACGCACGCTTTGCCGCCTGGGCTGACCGACTGCCTGCTCTGGTCTGAAGAGCTTGGCATGGGCTTCCACCCGCGCCCTCCGATGGACTATAGCGGGCCGTATTTCGAGAAGTACCAGCTGCTTGACGCTACCCCGATGGGCGCTGCGCTGACCCAGGCCCGTCTTGATCTGGTGCGCCGTCACTTTGCCGGCCAGGTGGTAGACATCGGTATCGGAGGAGGCCGTTTCGTCACCGAGTCCGGCGCCATGGGTTTCGACGTGAACCCGGAGGCGGTGGACTGGCTGAGGGCGCAGGAGCGCTACTACGACCCATACCAGCATCATGCAGAAGCTGTGACCTGCTGGGACAGCCTGGAGCACATCCCGGAGCCGGAGAAACTGCTGGACCACGTTGGCGAGTGGTTGTTCGTGTCGATGCCGATCTACAAGGATCAGACCGACTGCCTGGCCTCCAAGCACTACAAGCCGGGTGAGCATATCTGGTACCACACGATGCACGGTTTGATCGGATGGTGCGAACGTCAAGGTTTCGAATGTGTCGAGGTAAGCGACCAGGAGTCGAAACTTGGCCGAGAAGGCATCACCAGCTTTGCGTTTCGGAGAGTCTATGGCTGATACCGTTGAGTTCAGCATGACCGGGATGGATGAGGTCATCGAGAAGCTGAACCAAATGTCGCCGATGGTGAAGAAGAAAGGCGGCCGTCGTGCACTGGCAAGGGCAGCCTCAATAGTTCGCGCTCAGGCGCGTCAGAATGCGAGAGGGATCGACGATAAAACCACTCGCGAGATGATCGCTAAGAACATTGCGATGCAGTGGATGACCAGGATGAATCGCCAGACCGGCGACCTTGGCTATCGAATCGGAGTCCGCGGCGGCGCTAGGGATATGAGCGATTACGGAGAGCTCAGCGGGGAGGGTAGGAACAATCCCGGGGGCGATACCTGGTACTGGCGGCTAGTTGAGTTTGGCACAGAAAGAACGCGGGCGAAGCCGTTCATGCGGCCAGCGCTTGAGACCACCGTTCAGGAAGCGACGAATGCGTTTGCCATCGAGCTAGAAAAGCAAATAGACAAAATTCTGGAGGGGTGATGTACCCGCCAATCTTTAAGGTCTGTTCAAGTAGCCCCGCTGTTACCGCGATCCTTGGCGCGTCCCCGCTGAGGATGTACCAGTTTGGCCTGGCGCCCCAACTCGTCGTCAAACCGTATGCAACATGGCAGACCATATCGGGGTCGCCGGAGAACTACCTGTGGGGCCGCCCTGACGCCGATGGTTTCACCATCCAGGTGGACATTTTCTCAGCCACCGCTGCGGAGGCCAGAGATGCAGCAAAGGCCATCAGGGACGCAATTGAGCTTTCAGCTTATGTAGTCCGCTGGGGAGGGGAGTCTGTTGACCCTGATACCAAGACCTACCGAGTCAGCTTTGACGTCGACTGGATAGTCCAGCGATAGACCAACCAATACCGACCAACCCGCCTTGAGCGGGTTTTTTTGTGCTTCAAGAAACCCGCCACAGGAGAAACACAATGGCAATTTTGGCTCAAGGAACCCAGATCTATGCCCTGGTTCCGTCCAGAGATTCTAGCGGCAGCCCGACTGGTAACTACGAAGTCATCGAGGTCGAGTGCGCTACCGCCTTCAACCCTGGCGGCAACCCCGCCGACCAGATCGAAACCACATGCCTTAGCGAAACTGTTCGGCGTTACCTGCGCGGACTACGCACGCCGGGACAGGCGTCGCTGACCCTCAACGCTGACCCGCGCAACAGTTCCCATATCCGCCTCTACCAACTGTCCGAGTCCGACGACCAGATCGATCAGGACATCGCTTTCGCGGTTGGCTGGTCTGACGGTATCGGCGTTGCACCAACCGAGGCACAGGACAGCAACGGTGATTGGGACTTCGTTCTGCCGCCGACGCGTACCTGGTTCGTCTTCCGCGGCTATGTGAGCGACTTCCCGTTCGATTTCGCAGCCAACGCTGTAGTGACCTCTACCGCAACCATTCAGCGCTCCGGCGGTTCCGCCTGGGTTCTCAAAACCGCTTAAGGAGTGGCCATGCATCTGTCGATTGATTCCCTTAAAGAAGCTGGCGCCTTCACTGGCGCCCCCATCGAAAAAGAGATCACCTGGAAGCAGGGCGATAAGGAATTGACTGCAACCGTGTACGTCCGGCCCTTGTCGTACAGCACCGCTGTTTCTGACCTTCTGGCCATGAATGGCAAGGTGGATGGCGTAGCGGGTCGGATCGCTGCATCAATCGTGGATGAAGAGGGTAAGCCGGTATTCACGCCGGCAGATATCACCGGCGAGGCCGACCCCGGTCGCGGCGCGCTGGATGGAAACCTGACCATCGCCCTGCTCACCGTTATCGCCGAGGTGAACAACCTGGGAAAGACGACCAGCTCAGCGAACTAGATGAGGTGTGGCATGAGCTGGTGATGTGCGGGATTGGTGGCAGAACCATCGCAGAAGCCAAGTCGCGTCTCACCTACCGGGAGTTCCTGAGCTGGTGCAAGTTCCGGAGCAAGCGCGGGAGTCTCCATATCGGCATGAGGGTAGAGCGTGGATCGGCATTGCTCGCCGCGCTCTACGCCAATACGCACAGCAAGGAGGCGTACAAGCTGTACGACTTCATGCCGCATGAAGAAGAGCCCGTAATCAGCCTAGATCAGGCCCTTGAGACCTGGGCCTAGTCCTTCGTTCTGCCCGGATCATTCCGGGCTTTTTCATTGGAGCCCGTAATGGCATCACGCAGCCTAGGGACGCTTACTCTCGATCTCATCGCCAAGGTTGGCGGCTTCGTGGCCGGCATGGATGCCGCCGAGCGCCGTTCGGAAAAGTGGCGCAAAGAGGTCGAGAAAAATGCGGCAAAGGTGGGGGCTGCAATTGGCGCTGCCACTGCGGCAGGTATTACCGCGCTTGCCGCTCTAACTGTCTCCACCGTCCGCAATGCCAATGAAATCGCAAACCTTGCTAGCGTTGCCAATGCGAGCACGACCGAGTTTCAGAAGTATGCGGCTGGCGCAAAGCTGGTTGGCATTGAGCAAGAGAAGCTTGCTGACATCTTCAAGGATGTGAACGACAAGGTAGGCGACTTCCTCAATACCGGCGGCGGTGCGCTTGCCGATTTCTTCGAGAACGTAGCGCCGAAAGTTGGCGTGACCGCAGACCAGTTTCGGAATCTGAGCGGCCCCCAGGCACTTGGCCTGTACGTCTCAAGCCTGGAAAAGGCCAAGGTCAGCCAGTCGGACATGACCTTCTATCTTGAGGCTATTGCGAGCGATGCGACTGCGTTGCTCCCATTGCTTCGCAATAACGCTGAGGGATTCAAGACCTTTGGTGATGCTGCCCAGGCCGCTGGCGCGATTCTCGACGAGAAGACGATTAAGTCGGCTAGCGAACTTCAGGCGGCCACTTGGCTTGTAGAACAGAGCACCACGGGACTCAAGAACCAACTTACGTCTGCGCTGATTCCCGTGCTGAGCGACTTCGCCACGAAGCTACTCGATGTTTCAAAGGATGGGACATCGATGGTCGCCGTTGGGGAGTTTCTTGTCACCACGCTGAAGCTCGTTGCCGGAGCGGCGGTAGCCACCGTTGGAGCCTTCCAGCTTGTAGGCAAGTCGATTGCCGGCGCTGCGGCAGTAGCCTCTTCTGCATTCGAGGGGATTACATGGCTTGAGATCGCCTCTGGGCCAGCTGGGTGGGCGAAGAGATTCGTTCAGAATCTGGACGGAGTGAAAGCAAGCACTTCGGTTTTTGCCGAAGACATGGTCGGCTCCGGCAAGAAGATCGTCGAAGTTCTGGAGTTCATTGGTAACGCCGGCACTGGTGATGTTAATGGCCGAGTGAAAGAGCTAGCCAAGCTCCTCGATGATCTTAGGAAAAAGAACAAGACCGGGACGTTCGAGGCGCCGGGGAAAGAAGCCGAGGCTGCTGCTAAGAAGCTGCAAAGCGCCTACGAAACGGTTGAGCAGTCGTATCAGCGACAGATAGCGCTGATCAACACGGAAGTCGACAAGCGCAAGGATGCCACCGAGGTGGCAAAGCTTCAGTTCGAAATCGAGTCGGGCAAGCTGGTTGGAATCAATGCCGAGCAGCAGAAACGCCTGAATGGCTTGGCAGAAGAGCTTGACCGCCTGAAGCAGCTAAAGCAGGCGAACGAGGATGCGGCAAAGGCTCAGGCTTTCCGTGCAACGCTCAATGAATCGAACGCAACTGCTCGGGCAGGATTTGCGATTGAACTGGCCGGATCTGGCAGCGGCGACAAGCTGAGGGAGCGACTGCGCGCAGACCTGGAGATCCAGCAGGACTACAACAAACAGCTTGCCGATCTACAGAAGCAGTTCAACAGCGCAGAAATCAGTAAGGAACTCTACGACCAAGAAACTGACCTCCTGCGCCAGGCTCTGGCCGAGCGTCTGGAAATCCAGCATGAGTACTACGCGGCTCAGGATGAGGCTCAGAGCAACTGGCTGGATGGCGTCACGTCTGCCTGGGAGAACTACCGCGACACGGCCACGGATTATCAACAACAGGCTGCCGATTTCACCACGCAGACGCTGGACGGTCTCACTTCCGCTGTAGGGGACGGCATTGCGTCGATGATCATGGACGGCGAGAGTCTTGCCGATGTTTTCAAGAACATCGCGCAGACGATGGCCACAAGCATCATCAATGCCCTCGCGCAGATGGCCGCCCAATGGCTGGTCTATCAGGCGGTGCAACTGGTGAGCGGGAAAGCTGCTCAGGCTAGCGCCGCCTCTACTCTCATCGCGAACGCACAAGCAACTGCCTTCCAGGCTCAACTGGCGGCATTTGCGAGCACCGCTGCAATCCCAATCGTAGGCCCGCTGTTGGCTCCGGCGGCGGCTGCTTCGGCTGCCGGCATCACCGCTCCAATGGTTGCCGGAGTTGCTGCGTCCGCCCTTGCTGGCATGGCTCACGATGGCATTGATGCTGTTCCGGAGACCGGCACCTGGTTACTCCAGAAGGGCGAGAGGGTGACGACGGCAGAGACGAGCGCAAAGCTCGACAGGACGCTTGATGACGTTCGGTCAAACCAGGGACAGAGCGGGAATACCACCGTCAACATCGTGGAGAACAAAGCCCGTGCAGGCCAGGTGGAGCGCCGGAGAGATGGGCGACAAGAGTTCCTGGAAGTGTTCGTGGCTGACATCAATGGCGACGGCCCGGCATCCAGAGCGATTGCCCAGGCATTCGGAATTCGAAGGAGCGGGACATGAAGCAGTACCCAAATATCTGCCCGCCTCAGCGGGAGGGCTATGGGCTTACCCCTGTTAGCCCTCTAATCCGCACGGAGATGCAGACGGGGAGGGCGAGGCAGAGGCGTCACTTCACCGCTACTCCAACTATGGCAAGCGTCAGGTGGAGGCTCAGCGACAGCGAGGCAATGCTGTTTGAGGCATGGTTTCGTGATGTTCTAGTGGATGGTTACCACTGGTTCGAATGCCCGCTAAAGACGCCTGAGACTCCTGATGGTTTGCGTGCGTATGCCGCCAGATTCACTGACATCTATGATGGTCCAAAGCTGGTCAGCGGCAGTATCTCGCTCTGGGATTTCACCGCCACGCTGGAACTGCGTGAGCGCCCCATCATCGAGCCAGGCTGGGCCGAGATTCTGCCCGAGTACATCCTCCTCGCTGACATCTTCGACATCGCGATGAACAGGGAGTGGCCTCGACATGGCGACGGCTCTTGAACGGTTCTATGCATCGGATGGGCCGGATCTTCCGATTGCAACGATCGAGATTACTCGGCCTTCCAGGCCTGATCCGATCCTCATCTGTCAGGGGTTCAAAGACCTGACCTGCATGACAGAAGACGGCCGGCTACTGACATTCATCGCTGGCGCTATCGACGTTTCGATCCCGAAGCGCGACAGCAGCGGGAACCAGAACGTTGGCTTTGCGATCGACAACGTGACTGGCTTTGCTCAGCAGTATATTGCCGAGGCCATCGACGCCGGAGAGCCGGTCACGCTTGTCCTGCGAATCTACCTCGAAAGCGACCTGACTGCGCCGGCAGAGCGCCCCTATCGGATGCGCGTGAAAGGGGCCGACTTCGAAAGCCTCACTGTCCAGGTGGAGGCCGGCTACTACGACCTCATCAACACCGCAGCTCTGCGCCACATCTACAACGTCAGCGAGTTCCCTGGACTCAAATACTGGCCCTGATCCCATGCCGAACAGATACCTCACCGCCATCTATACCGAGGGCGGTCGGGCCCTGCCGTGCCTTGACTGCTGGGGCCTGACGCTCATCGCGCGGGTTGAGTTGTTCGGGCTGCCGATGCTGACCGACTTCGGCGGTGTCACGCGGCACACCCCGGTTTCGATGCAAAGGGCCTGCGATACGGAGATCCGGCGCGCACTTGAACAATGCGAGCCAGGGCCAGGCGTAATCGCCGCAGCCTACAGAGGCCGGCTGCTTGATCATGTGGGCCTGCTGGTCGAAGTGGATGGTCGCCTCCGGGTTCTCGAAATCAACCCGGGAAGCGGGGTTTCGCTCACCCCGCTCCAGAAGTTCTCCGACAAATACTCCAAGGTGGTTTTCTTCCGTGATCGAAATCTACCCATCGCTCCTTGACGGAGAACCGCTGGAGCGGCATCCGATCGGCCGCAGGATGACGATTCATGCCTGGCTGACCGCGAATTCGCCTGGGTACCGCTGCCACGACGTCCACCCGTTCTCTATCGGTGTTGTCCCCGCTGAGGTTGCGCTCTGCGATGACCTCACCGACAAGCAGAAAAAGGTCCATGAGGAGTTCATCCACCCGGGAGAGTGGGCCGAGCGCATCATCGACCGCGGCGACATTGTTCGTATCTACAAGCTGCCGCGCGGGACTGATCCGTTCACGATCACCGCGGCACTGTTCAAAGGCGTCCAGTCCGCATTTCGGATGCTCATGCCACAGTTGCCCGGCATGCCCACAAACCCGGGGCAGGGCGAGTCCCTGGCTGACTCCAGCGCGCGAGGAAACAAGGTCAAGCTCGGCGACGCAATTCGCGAAGTGGCCGGCCGCCGCCTGATCTTCCCCGACTACATCCTGCCTCCCAGGAAGTATTTTGCTGGACCGCGCGAGCAGTGGACCGAAATGCTGTTGTGCATCGGCCGTGGTCGGTTCCAGATCCAGGAGGGCGGGGTCAAAATCGGCGATACCACGTTCCTCGCGCTCGGCGCGGAAGCCTCTTTCCAGATTTTCGAACCAGGCCAGAGTCTTGGTTCCCACCCATCCGCCATCTGGTGGCACTCCGCGCCGGAGGTGGGCGCTAGCTCGACAGGTAATGCTGGCCTGGAACTCACCGAGTCCTCGACGCTCACCCCGAACCCAACCGCAACGACCTTCACGTTCTCGGGGAACAACATCATCATCCCGTCTGGCGCCGGCTCGTTCCCGTCTGACTGGGTTGCCGGGACGATCCTGCGAGTAGAGGCGCAGTATCCGTACACAGTGGTCGACGGTGGTGGAAGCGCGCGCGACACGATCTCGGGCGATATCGCACAGCTTGGCCTGTCGGTCGGAACTGAGATTCAGGTTGTCGGCGCCAACTCGGGGCTCTACGTCGTAAACACCGTGAACTCCACCAACTTGACGCTGAACTACGACAGCGGCGCCCCCGTAAATGCCCTACAGGTAGGGGCCGGCGACGCTGCAATCGGTTTGCGTGGGCTCCGGTTCCGAATCACTGCGTACAGCGCCCAACAGATCACCGTAGAGCGCCTGACGTCTGCGGGGGCTACCGATCCAAGTTGGCCAGGCTTTTCGCCGCTGAACTCCAGTACGTCGCGCATCACAGTTGATACGTCGAACTCCGAGGGAGGCTGGCGCGGCCCATTCCCTGCGTGCCCGGCGGGCGAGAAAACGAGCGTTGTCGAGTGGGACATCTTTTGCCCAAACGGGTTGATATTCATCGACCGCAAGGGCAACCAGATTCCGCTGAGCGGCTACTACACTGTCCAGTACCGCGACATGGATATCGGTGGCGCATGGACCTCGCTCGACTACCAGCATAACGGAGCCACACTCGACCAAATCGGGTTCACGACGCGCCTGAATCTCCCGTACGCCATGCGACCAGAGATCCGCATGCGGCAGCGATACCCCATCGGGAAAAACGAATTGGAGTTCCGCGACACGCTGCAATGGTACGGCCTGCGTTCGCAGCTCCAGGCGCCGACCTCATATGCAGGCGTGACGGTGCTCGCGGTTCGGTACCGGTCGTCTGATCGAATTTCCGCGCAGACCGAGAGCCGCATCTCGGTAGAGGCTACCCGCATGCTGCCAACCCGCCAGGGCGGAGCATGGACGACTGAACTCGCAACGCGAGACATCGTCCCGTTCCTCTGCTACATCGCGAAGGAGCGCGGCTACACCGATGCGGATCTCGACCTCGAAGAACTGGATCGGCTGGACGCCCTCTGGAAAGCCCGCGGCGACACGTTTGACATGATCTACGAGGACGGAAAGGTCACGGTCGCGCAGATTATGGATGACGTGCTTGCAGCCGGATATGCGGAGAAGACGATCAAGCGCGGCGTGATCTCTGCGGCCCGGGACGAGCCCAGAACCACATTCGGGCACATGTACTCGCCGCAGAACATGGATGGCCCCCTGAGGATCAGCATCAGTGCGCCGTCTGAGGACGACTACGACGGTGTTGACGTGGATTTCGTCAACGCCAACGGCTGGATCGAAGATACCGTACAGTGCCGCCTGCCCGGCGATGTCGGCAGGAAGGTCGAGAAGATCACGGCTGTCGGCGTGACAAGCCGCGACAGAGCCTGGCGCTACGGGATGCGCCGCAGGATGGCGCAGCGATACCGGCGAACCGAGTATTCATTCGATACCGGCCTCGACGCGCTGAACAGCGAGTTCTGGGATTACGTGGCCCTCGCCGGCGATGTTCCAGGTCCCGGATTGGCGCAGAGCGCATACCTGAAATCGTTCGTGATCGCTGGAAACTCGGTCCTGATCGAGTCCAGCGAGCCGCTCGACTGGTCGCTCCTGACCTCCCCAGCGCTGTACCTGCGCCGCCCAGATGGAACGGTATCCGGCGGATACCCGGCATCTCGGATCGACGACTACCGGCTGAGCATTCCCAGCATCGATTTCGTCCCTGATGTTTCCTGGGAAATCGAACCGCCGCACTTGTTGCTTGGAAACCCATACCCGGCCCTGATCAGCTCTATCGATCCCAACGGCAATACCTCGGCGTCCGTCCGAGCGGTGAATTACGACCCCAGGGTCTACACCTTCGACGACGCCAGCGCCCCCAACTGACCCGCACACGAAAACCTAGCCCGCCAAAGAGCGGGCTTTTTTTATGCTTGGAGAAAAGCATGGCCTACGACACTAGCGCCTTCCCGCTCGGCTCGAAAGACTCTCGCGTCCTGTATAACAACGCCGAGAACATGGATGTCGCAATGAACTCGGTGGAGCAAGAGCATTGGATGGATCGAGGGCCACAGCGCGCGCCGTTGCCTCGCTGGACATACTGGGGGATGGAGCAGAACTACAACCGCTTCATCTCCAATTCCGCTTGGGAGCTCCCTCCGCTGGTGTATGTCGATGGCTCCCCGCTAACCGTAGAGCGGTCCAGTCAGGTTATCGAGCGCGATGGAAACCTCTACAGCGTCAAGCTGCCGGCATCGTTCCCCGTCGAACTCTCCGGCACCTGGTCCGCCGACGAGCCTCTGCTCGTATTCCGCAACGACCAGTCGCTGCGCCAGGAACTCGCAGGGCAGAACAGGGACGCGGTGCTCGGCTGGAAACGGAGACAGCTTTCCGCGTCGATCGACACCATTTATCAACTCGCGGACTCTATTCCCATTCGGGTCTGGGAGTTCGCGGAGCTGGTCTCTGACAAGCCGTCGCCTGACCCGGCGACCTGGAACTGGACTCCGGCGTTCCAGGCGATGGTAGATACCGCTGAGTCCTACATGCAGTCATCTGGAGCAAGGCGAATCACCTGCTATGCCGGGCCTGGCACGTTTCTGATTGACTCAATTGTGTGGCGCTCTGGTGTGCACATGTATTTTGGAGGTGCTGAGCTAAAAGCCCATCCTGACTCTATAGATGGCAACTCGCTAATTAACGCAAGCCTTAAACTAAGCGATATCGGGTTCTATGGTCCTGGTATCATTAACGGTGATAAGGATATTTTCGGGCCGGAACATAGGCAGCACGGAATTCATTGCGTGGCAAAAAGAGTAAAGGTAAAGGATCTTTACATTGAGAATATAGGAAGTAGCTCAGTTTTCTCTCTGGGTGATGGTGTAATTTTTAGGCCAACAATCCCAGAGGGAGATTTTCAGTGCGAGGATTGTGAGGTTTCAGGGTGCACATTTAGCAATATAGAAAGACAGTGTATAACCGTTGAGTCTGGGTTTAATATCCGTATTTTGTCGAATGGATTCTATAACAGCACTTACTCTGCTGTTGATATTGAAAATGCTGGGTACACCATGGGAGATGTCGATGGTGTTCTCTTTCAGGGGAATTATGTTGATGGATGCCTATATGGTGTTACTGCCGTCAGTGCTCAGCCAGTTGATGCGCAGAGGAATATCGTGTGTGCAGGGAATACCTATAAGAATGTGACGGATGCTTATAACTTCCGAGGATGTTCGAATGTTAAGGTAGGTTATGGTGATATTGCCGAGGTAAGTCGGTACGGAGCCTACATCTACTCAGATGGCGTTACTACAGCCCAGAATATTGAAATATCTGAATTCACCACGTCAGGAGGGACGTATGGAGTGTTTGCGCAGGCAGTCGGTGGTGGGTCTATTAGTAGACTTAAACTGACCAATCTGAAGATTACCGGCACTTCCACCTCGCCGGTCACTGTGCAGAGCACATCTGGCTTGAGGATGGAAGGGGTTGACGTACTGATCAACACCGGCACCGGTGTTGTGATCCAGAGCTGCGCATCGCCAATTGTCAGAAACGTGAAGATGGTTGGCGCGGTGACGCTTTCCGTTCCGTCAGTGTCGTTCACTGGCACCACTACGAATCCGCGAGTTGGGGGGCTGGATATCTCTGGCTTCACTATCGGCGTTTCTGTCACAACTTCCGCGACGACGACAATCCACAAACTCAGCGATAATGTGTTTTCAGGAGTTGCGACCACTTGGTCGGTGAATCCTGGTAACTACATCAAGGGGCAGTTCTCTGGCACATTTACAATGAATGCTGCGTCGAGTATGAACGTCAATAGTGTTGGCATGAATGTGACATCATCTGTTGTGAGGTTGATCCCCACTAACGCGGCAGCAGCAACGCTTCAAGCTGGTTCAAAAATGGCCTGGGTTGTCAACTCGGCGTCGAGTAATAACGTGTCGTTCAGAGTACAGACCGCAGATGGGACGGCGGCGGCTGGTACAGAAACCTTCGCCTTCGTGATAGAGAACCTATAACTATGGCGCTGGGGCGGTTTACCGCCCCCCGCCTTCAAAGGTTCGTCGCTACATCTCTGCTCTTAATAAACACGTCGCCGAGTCCAATTCGCTCAAACTCATTTCGATGGCTGGAACTGGCTTTCAACATGATCGAGCGAATGAATGCTGCTGTAAGGTGGTTCCAATCAGTGATAAACGGAACGCCGTCCGACTCATACGGGCACGCGGACTTCTCATTCTTGCACGTCATACCTATAAGGTCGATATACTCGAATGGTACGGTGTAGCTTTTGAAAAGTGGTAACTTTGTTATATCCTGTTTTTCAGCTGGGTAAGATGCTATGTCACGACAAATTGAGGCGTCTCTCCACGATACGAACATTGCCATGAGGCAAGAGTCGTGTTTCTTACCGTCCATTTGGTAGTAGCTTCCTATGACGTATGTCTTAGGGCTTTTCCCAACGGAGTGAACATAGCTTAGTATGTCAAACCTGAATCGATTCGATGAGTATTCAAATGGTCTGTGAGAGGTAAGTATTATCTTCTCTACTGACTGCATTAACTCTTTGTCGTTGATGATTTTATTGAAGTCTGCACAGTTAGCTTTGTATGGCGCTCCCAACGGGTCGGACTTTATAGTTCCGTTTTCAAACTTCACGTCGCACCCAAGGTATGATGCAGAAATAACTCTGTATTTCGAGTGATCAATAATTGAATTGAGCGCGGATGACCAGTTTCGCAGGTACGAATCGCCAACTATGAATATTGTTTTCGCGTCTGGAGGGCTTGCGAATTCAGGGACCCTCAGTGAGTCTGTTGTGTATTTTGCAAGGATGGATTCTTCGTATGTTCTGGCCTCTTTCGAGTAGACCATATTCATCCTGTCCGGGAAACCTTTTTGCAGGTGTCCGTATATCCCGGTTGCAGTTACCAGGACGGATGCCGCAGCGGCATAGGAGAGCACGCGAGCGCGACTTGCTCCGCTCTTACGAAATGGTTTCTCAACGATCCAATACGACGCCACGGAAAGTGCAATCGTGAGCGCGATTATCGATACCTGTGCCAAAACCGTAAGCTCGCCCATCATTTTCACTTTCGCAAGTGCAATGATCGGCTGGTGCCAAAGGTAGGCGCTGTAGCTAAGCAAACCGATCCAGACCAGAGGCTTGAAGCTGAGCAGGACGCCAATGGCTGTTCCTGGGCGTGCAAACAGAATGATCAGCGCTGTACCTATCGTTGGGTAAAGTGCATTTGAGCCAGGGAACGGAGTCGCTTGATCAAATGCGTAGACCGAGTATGCGATCAATGCGAGGCCAGCTATGCCTCCAACGTGGCTGCCGCGAAGATTCGGTCTCTTGAAGAGGATAAGAGCCACAATCGCGCCAACCATCAATTCCCAGGCGCGTGACGGAAGCAGGTAGAATGCCGTCATTGGCTCTGCTGACACTGTTACGTCTGAGTATATAAAGCTCGCAATCCCGATTGCGGCAATAGCTGCGCATAGAGCAGTGAATCCAAATCTCCAAAAGATCATTATCACAAGCGGGAAGAATATATAATATTGTTCTTCTACTGCGAGGCTCCACGTGTGGAGAAGTGGCTTAAGCTCAGCTGCTGAATCAAAGTATCCTGACTCATACCAGAAAAGAAAATTTGACGAGAAGGTTGCGGTAGATGCAACGCTCTGTGCAAATCTTTGCATTTCCTCGGGCGGCAGTGTTATCCATGCGAACGGAATTACGCACAATATCATCGTGAATAAGACAGGAAGGATTCTGCGCGCGCGACGTTCGTAGAATTTGAGAATGCTTAGTTTGTTCTCCTGCCGCTCTTTCAGGAGAATCGATGTAATTAGATATCCGCTGATTACAAAAAATACATCTACACCAACAAAACCGCCGCTGAACTGTGAGAGACCGACGTGGAACAGGATTACAGGTAGTACGGCTATCGCTCGTAGACCATCGATTTCAGGGCGATATGCCAGGAACTTGTTGTGCATCGGATTCCCTTCGGTTGGGCGCGGATCAGCCGCGAATGATACCGGCTGTTGGGGTTGAACGTCATGCCCGCTTCGACGCGGGCACCATTGGAGAACTACATGCCCATCACTGAGCAGCAACTGCTGCGTATTTACCCGAACGCCGGCCCTCGAGCCGGCGTTTTTGTTGGTGCGCTGAATCGCGGAATGACGCGGTTCGGTATCACGTCGCCGGTTCGGGTCGCCGCGTTCCTCGCCCAGATCGGCCACGAAAGCAGCCAGTTGACCCGGCTGGTGGAGAACCTCAATTACAGCGCCCAAGGCTTGGCGGCGACCTGGCCGAGCCGCTATCTCGGCCCCGACGGGCAGCCCAACGCCCTGGCGCAGCGCCTGGCGCGGAACCCCCGGGCTATCGCCAACAACGCCTACGCCTCGCGCAACGGCAATGGCGACGAGGCGTCCGGTGACGGCTGGCGGTACCGCGGGCGCGGCCTGCTGCAGATCACCGGCCGGTCGAACTACCGCGCCGCTGGCGCCGGGCTGGGCCAGCCGCTGGAGCAGGAACCCGAGCTTCTCGAGCAACCGCAGTGGGCGGCGATCTCGGCGGCCTGGTGGTGGTCGACGCACGGCCTGAACGACCTGGCCGACCGCGGCGAGTTCGCAGCCATCACCCGCCGGATCAACGGTGGACTCAACGGCCATGCGGAGCGCCTGGCGCTGTGGGAGAAGGCCAAGGCGGTGCTGGCATGACCTGGCTCCTCAGCTACTGGAAGCCCCTGGCCCTGGTGCTGGCCGTGCTGCTGATGGTCGTCGCCGGCGCCAGCCTGGGCGCCTGGCTGACCGCCGGGCACTACCGGCCTCAGCTCGACCAGGCCGCCCAGGACCTGACGGCCTGTCGCGCGGCCCGGGGCAACCTGGAGTCCCTGGTAGGCCAGCAGAACGCAGCCATCGCCGGCCTGGCTGATCAGGCCGAGCAGCGCCAGGCGAAGGCCGCCCAGGCGGTTGTCGATGCTCAGCAGCAGGCAGGCCAGCGCTTCGCCGCCGCGCAGCGCCTGCAACAGGAGCGCGCCGAGGGTGATCAGTGCGCGGCCGCCGAGGCGGTCATTGATCAGGAGTTGGGTCTATGAAGGCGGTGCTGATGCTGGTGATTGTCGCGCTGGCGGGATGCGCCGGCCGGCAGGAAGCCGAGCCGCGCACGGTGCGCGTAGAAGTGCCGGTGGCGGTGCCATGCAGGGTGCCGGCGGTGGAGGTGCCAGTCTGGGCCACGGCGGGGCTGCGGAAAGGCGACGACCTACAGACCAAGGTCCGTGCGTTGCTCGCCGAACGCTTGCAGCGGATCGGTTAC